CCTTGTTTTTTGGTTGTGGTATATCACAAGTAGGAAAACCAAATAAATTGTATTGCATTAAGCCCCAATTAAACCAATAATATCTTTTCCTGTTTTGAGCTGACACTAAAGAACTATTTATCATAATCGGATAACAACCTAATTCTTTGCTTATAATTTCTCTATCACTATCTGTCATGCTTTCAACATTCTCTAATAAAAAATATTTAGGTTTACATTCTTTTATTGCTCTAACATATTCCCAAAATAAACGGCTTTCATCGCCCTCTAAACCTTTACGATTACCACAAATACTCAAATTCGTACAAGGTGAACCACCAATGAGCAAATCTATTTTACCCTCAAACTGTGTAAAATCAATCTTTTCTACATCGCCAAGTTGTATTGTATTCGGATAGTTCTTTTGCGTAATGTATATTGCATACTTATCTATTTCGCTTGCATAATACACTTCAATGGGTAGCGAAACCCTCTCTAATGCTACATGGCCGCAACTTATACCATCAAATAGGCTTAATACTCTAATCGGTTTCATCTGATACCTCATAATATCCGTAATCAATATGATTAATTAAAAAATCATTAACTATTTCTTCTAAGGATTTTTCAGTTATATCATCATCTAATTCTAAAATTTCCTCATAATTACAACCAGCATACCCTGTTTCTATATAAAATTTGTATTTTTTCATATTATTCATCCTCCAATAATTCATCAATAATCTTCGTAATCTGTTCGTTACGCTTATACACCGTTAATCCATGATTATTACTGATTTTCCTTATTTCCATTAGTGCCTGCTTATAATTTACAATATTATCTTTGATTTCCCTTGCTTGATAAATTATTTCATCAAGCCTATCAAATATTTTCATCATCTTGCACCTCTCTTATAATTTCTAAAATTTTATCAGTAGCACTTTTTTGTCCTATTGTTAATGTTTCTTCAATAGCAAACTCTATAATTTGCCTTATTTGTTCAATAGCCTGTCTATATTTATCATTTTCTTTGTCTAAATCATCAACTTCATTGTTTAAATTATTTATAATATTTTCTTGAACTTTATAATCTTTTTGAAGTCGTTTCAATTTTTTATAATAACAATCATGACATTCTTCACAGTTATAAGTGTATTCCCCGTCAGCACATGTCCACATTTCATCAGGTTCATAATAATCACATCTACTTACATCAACATCATCAATGATTACTACCTTCGTAAGACCTTCTTTTTTCATAAAATACCCTCACTTTCCCCACCATCATACACGACAAATAATGATTTGTCAAGGGGAATAATTATGCCCCTTGACTATCCTCCTCTAATCTGTCTAATACATTGTTTGTCATAAGTTCATTTCTCAACCCTTTTGCAATTTCTTTAGCCTCATCAATAGTATCTATACCCAAAACATTATGCCTTACACCGTTTTTAGTAACACCAACTTGATATTTATTACCATAAGGGTAAACATTCAAAATACCTGTTGTACTACGACAAGTTACTCCCCTATTTTCTACATTTTCTTCACGAGTAACAATCTTTAAATTTTGTCGCCTACAATCATCAAAACGATGATTTTGATGGTCTATTTCCTTATCAACAGGACAATCCATAATATATCTATGAATATAAGTTGTTTTGGCTACACCATTTATAAAAGTAATATTTTGGATATACCAACTTTTCAACCTCTTATTGTAATTTGCTATCCAAGTTAATTTTTGACATTTCTCAACATCTTCTTTATCAATTTTTATCCTCACTTCACCATGAGTTTTGCTTGTAATAATCAATTCAGCATAATCGTCAAATATTTCATATCTATTTGTCTTTTTATCTAAATATTGATGTTCAGGACAACAATAATGCTTTTCTGCCCTCTCATATTTACTTTGTATCATTTCAATCTCATCACCACAATATGCACAATGAGTTTTTACTCTTTTTTGCATAAATAAATCATGATGTTTTTTACAACAAAAATTATGTTTTTGATTTCTTTTGCTCCTATTTAATGGTACTGGATATTCTTCATGACAATAATCACATACCAACATCACTTGTTTTTTCTTATATTCATCATGATGTGCCTTACAACAAAAATGAGTTTTACTACTCTTAAACTCTGTTTCTGTCATATACATAACATTTTCACAACCTTCTAAATCACACTTTACTGCTATTTGTGGTTTTTTAGGTTTACTATTAAACTCTGATTGACATTCAGAACAACAGAAAAAGTTTTTAGTCGTTTTTAAACGATATGGGTAAACTTCTACAAACCCTTTTCCCTTACAATTCGGATTGGCACATTTTACTGTAACCTTCGGCATTTTATATTCTCCTATAAGCGAAACAGGTAATCAAAATGCCGATTAAAAGATTACCTATTTCTAATTTTTGTATTATCAATATCGGCATTTTCTACATTATATTATAAAGCCGACATTTTGTCAAGTATTATCCTGACGCTAACTGAATATTTCTTCGTTATACTCTAAATTTGCGTCCGCAACATCTTTTTGAACTTGGTCTAAAGCCTCTAACACCCTATCTCTTTGTTCTTTTCTTATTCTTTGATATTCTTCTTCTGCGTCTGTTACACTTTCCATTTGTTGAAGGGCTGACAATAGTGATTTTCCTCCAGCATTGACTAACTGCATAAGTTCTAAATCGAGTTCCATATTTGTAGGTAAATTACTATAAAACTGTAATTGAACATCTTTGCGGTCTATATCAAAAGGTTTTCCAACATATTTAGAAATAATTTCTAACCTTCTTCTTAATCCTTTTTCCATATAAACATTCTTTAATCTACGCTTATCTTCCAAAGAAAGTACCTTATATTTTATTGCTGCACCACTTTTAGAGTATGCAGTAACATCTGCCATATCTGGTATTGAACATATCGTCAAGATTTCAGTTTTTAAAGCCTCTCTTAATTCTTTAAAACTTTGTATATCTAACTTCTTATAAATATATTCAGCCTTACAATTTTCACCTTGCATGCCTATTACACGAGTTTTAGATAATTCTTTTTTCTCATCTTCACTTAATTGTGCATTGTAAAATAGCAAAATAGCATTAGCAATCGCATCCACATCATCAAAAGCACAACTAAACAATTTGCTATAAGCACTTAACGGTTCTAAAACCGTTTCATAATCACCCAACATTTCATCATTGTTCTTAAATGAAACAATAGGTAAAGTATCAGGATATTCTACATTATCCTCATAAGCACCAAATTCTACTTGTGATTTATAAGTGAATGGTATTCTAAATTCTTTTGTATAAACATACCCTTTTTTGTACTGCTGTTGATTTTTAGGTATCATTATTGAATAAGTAATAATACAAACATCATTAGCCAAAATAGTATCGTCAATAACTTTAAAGGTATTTAATGGATTAAGTCTTTTGAAAAATGGCTCTTTTTCTTCATTTACACCAACATATTCATAAGCCAAACCATATTTAGAACAATCTTTTGCAATAGCAATATTTTCCATTTCTTCATCATTCTTATATTGCAAATCTTTTATATATTCTTCTTCTGCAAAACCTTTAACAAAGTCATAAGTCATTGGTTTACCAAAACAATATGCGACCACGTCAGATACAATCATACTTGCTAAATTTATATGAATATTATTATCTGCTCGTCTTTTGTCAATACGCAATTTATTTAATTCGTCTTTACCCTCGTAATAATTATCAAGTTCAATCATTTGTGGTTGAACTGTCGAGATAAATTTATCAATCCAATCTTGGACATTTTTTGCGTTTATTTCTGTATTGTCTGTAATTACATATTTATTAGCCATAACTTTATTTTATCACATTACACCAAGTCAAAACCTTTTAAAGCCTTAACCTTAAATCCCTCACTTCTATACACAATAGACGCAAGAGAGTCGGCACAATCATCATGTTCGCAATATGCACTAAATGTCATAATTTGATTTATGTAATTCAAATCACAATCTTGAATAAAAAATATTTTTTTATTATTCCATAATGGTAATAGCACATTTGTAATCTTTTCATATTTTTTACGGCTTTCGTGATAAGTCATACACCTTACACCCTGTTCTCTTAACTCTTTAGCAAGATACCCCTTATCACCGTTAGTTTCAAGATACAAACTACCTGCGTCATATTTTTCTTTTAAATGTAAAATCTCACTCAAACAAGATTGAACGTGTTTCTGCCATACTTTTCCAAAAACCAAAAATCTACCGTCAGGAGTTTTCTTCAATATCGTAAATGCGGTTGTATCACCACCAAAGTAGCCAGCATCAATATGACAAATACCCCCTTTGATGACATCTGCCCCTGTCATACCATAACCAATATCTTTATCATAAAGAATTTGATAATCCGTAAATACTGCGTCCTCATCTGCAATAAACTTCAATTCATAGTTAGCCGCAAACAAGGCTTTTGTAGTATCTCTTTTTGTAGCCTCTATCTGTTGTTCAGTAAATATGCCTGTTGAATAGACATCATACTTGTCAGGTTTAGGCATAATTGAGAACACGTCGGACTCATGCCATGGGGTACCTATTGCTATTGACTTTCCGTCCTTTTTCAAAATGTTAGCGTGTAATTCTCGCCATATATCTTTTGTGTGTTCCCTCTCACTTGCGGAGTTTCGGTCGGAAATATCGCAAATATCATCAACTATAAGCAAATCACAGTGCAGACCTGTAATACGACCGTCTAAACCAAAACCTCTAAACGATATTTCACGACTATTTTCATGCGGTAAACTCGTATCAATTTCAGTTGCAGTATTCTTTGTTAATCTAAAACCATGTCCATAAATAATCTGCGACAATGCTTGAAAAACATCTGACTGCAATATACCACTAACCTTTGCAACAATAGTTTTAACCAAAGCGTCAGTTTTACGAACATAGAATATGCTTTTATGAGGCTTTAATAAAATATGCAAAGCAATAAAAAGTTCAACACAAGAAGTCTTAAAACTCGCACGATGACTCATAAGCACATACGGCGTCCACCCTGCCTTCCAAAACTTATTTATCCATTTCGCATGAAGCTCGCTTAAATCTTTAAACCCCACCAAATGTCCTATCAAATGAGCCTTGTTTTTAACTCTATCTAATAGGTTCTTCTGCTTCTCATTTAATGTTGATTTCTTTTCTTCCACCATAACCCCATTCTACCACTAAAACAGGCTATTGTTGTTTATCTTCAGCTATGAACCAACTTGACAAATCTTGCTTAACCTTTTCTTCCACAGGTTCGGGGAGTTGGTTATCTTCTTTGGGTTGTTCTTGTGTCAAACGACTATATTCTTGGATAATAAAGTTAATGGCATTACTAATTTTTATATATCCATACTTTTGCATCACCGCATTAACAATCGGTTCGTTAATCGCCGATATAAATAAACCTGTTTTCTTACTTGGCATTACACTTCCTCCCATTCCATTTTGTTAAATTCTTGAACCAACCTACCAATTAAAAAATCTCTTTTTTCAGTCTGAAATGGGATTACTTGTATTTGTTCTTTATTGGTTCTCAACATTGAACCTTGTTCACAATAACCACCCTCTACGACTAATAAAGGCTCTTGATATAAACTTGATAAATCTAAAATTAAACGTAATAGCTCACCGCTTACCTTATATTGTTTATTCATATCTAAAGATTTAATCATTTTCTTCCTCACTTTCTTTCGCTATTTCCATTATCTTTTTAGCACCTTCTTCTGTTTTTATGTAGTCATTAACATGGTCTATCGGGGCTTTATATTTGAAATCAATTTTACCTTCCAACTCAAACTCTAACAACGCAAGTGCATTCCAACACATGTGCTGTAAATGTAACAATCCACTTTCGTCATCAACCTTTTTACCTTGTAAATGTTGAAATAAATGTCTGCATAAGGCATCCATATATCTCTCTTTAGGATTTTTAAGATGTTGCCAATTATTTGCTCCGTAGCGGTTTGCACCAAATGTACTTACCCTAGCCACTTCCCATAATGCCCGACTAAAACCTTCACACATTAAACCCATACGGTTTTTGCCTTCGTCATATTTAAGCCCTTTTAGTTCAAAACAAGCACATTCAGTAGGAAATTCTTGCTTAAAGTTTTCCTTTTCTAAAAACAAATCCTTTAAACATTCGCAATACATTCCTCTTGCATCTTGTTTTTCAACAAAATTTTTACATTTCGCACAATCAACCATTTATTCCCCTTTCATCCATCACTACTTTTATCCAATTATAAACATTTAATAATTCTTTATCCCCTAAAGCATTTAACCAAGTTGTTATTATTGCTTTATCTTTTTTTATTGTTAATTCTCTTGTAAAATTTTTGCAATAATCCAACCATTCTCGTTTTTCTGTTTCTAAAATTTTTATTTCCTCATCAGTATTTTCAACAACAGTATAATTCGGAAATGATACTTTTATTTTATTTAATTCTGCGTCCATTTATTCCTCCATTATTTTCTCTATGTCTTGCTTAACCTCATCCCAATTTTTCGGACTTACGCAATAAGCCAAACCACCACTTTTTTGCACTTTTTCTAACTCATGTTTTTGTAATTCTGACAATCTACCTACTGAACTCTTACATTCCAAAGCAACAAACTTTCCTTTTATGCAACAAAGTAAATCTGCCACTCCTGACCTTGTATAAGCACATCCAAAGTATTTAACCCAATAGCAACCTTTTTCTGTTAGCCACTTCTTTATTCTGTTTTCAAGGTTTTTCTCCTCTGCCATACTTACTCCTGATACAAATAATCAATAAAATCTTTACCTTTTTTCAAAGACTCATAAATTTTTTCTTCTACACTATTTTCGCAAATCATACGATAATAACGACAATTATTTGATTGCCCGATACGATGAATACGCTTAGCACTCTGAACATAATGTTCTGCACTTAACGGTGGTGTAAAATAAACCATTATATTTGCCTTTTGTAAATTCAAACCTGACGAACCAGCAAAAAAATTCACTAAAGTTACACTATCATCATAATTTTCATAATTATCAAGACTACGCACTCGCCCATTTACCTCTGATAGAGGTCTATTCAAATCTTTTACAACTTCAACCAACCTATCATATTCTTCCCAAAAGTTATAGAATACAATAACTCGTTTATCGGTACTTTCTAATAAATCACAAAAAGCATTGATTTTATCTTTACTATAAGCACCACATAATAAGCGTTCACATAAGAGCATAGACAACGAGCAATCACCTACTAATTCTTTTCCGTTTTCTAAGGCTATTATACGGTCTTTCTTAAAGACTTTGTACTCTTTAGATATATTTACACCAAAATCTATAAAAGTCTGCTCAGGAAGGTGTATATTGTCCTCTGCTTTCATAAAAATTGTTCCCAATTCTCTCATCTTTTGTTTTAATCCATCTTGATTTTTATAACCAACAATAAGTTTAATAGGAAATCTCATAGAAGGATTTTGCCATTCTTTTGTAATAATAAAATTATCCCAAAAAGTTTTCTTATCAATAGCCCATCCTAACATTTTAGTTAATGTATAAAGATTTTCTGCATGTCCTTTAGAAACAGAACCACTAAGCATTATCAAGTTATCACATTTCATCTTCATAATAGTTTTAGTTCGCTTTGCTGACGGATTACTTATTGCAACTGCTTCATCCAACACCAACACCCAATTCTTATCGTAGTGATACAGATTCTGCAATTCAGGTCGTCTAAAAATCAAGTCATAGTTTACAACAACTACATTAGGTCTATTCTTGTCAATAGGTTTACGCTTTTTAGCAGTAAAGTCTATCCAATTCCATTGAGGATAATGAGTGTCTATATGCTTACACCATTGATTTACTAATGACTTCGGTACTACAACAAGTGCATACTTGAAGGGTATTGTTTTCATCTTCTCGGTACAACAAAATGTCTTGCCAAGCCCTAAATCAAGTGAAAATAACACTTTTTTAAAAGGTTTTGCTAACTCTAATGCTTTTTCTTGATGTGGATATAGACTTACAGACATTCTCTCACCACCTCTTGATTTTCTTCTCTATTTTTCTTTATTTGCTCAATATCTAACTCCAACTTATTGTATTGTCTATGAACCTTCCCATGACACTCGGTACATAACCAAATAACATCTAGTGGTTTTGAATAATTGTAATGGTGTGCTTGTATTTCACAATTAGATTTACCGCAAACTTCACATTTATTTTGTTTTAAAATTAAACCATTATCAATAGCCCTTTTTAATTGAGTATGGGCATTTCGTTTTAAACGATTTCTTTTTGCCCAATTATATTTACTCCTTTGATGATTTTTATAGCTATTTTTTTCTTTTTCAGTATTTAGAAAAATTAATGAATGACGTTTTTTATCTTTTTCTTTTATTTCATCAATATTATCATCTCTATATTTTCGAACTCTTGTCTTAACACACTCTTTGCAAAAACTCAAATGTCCATCACTCATTTGTTTATGAACATAAAATTCACTAATTAATAATTCTCTACCACACTTTTTACAAACTTTTGTTTCCATAAAAATAAAGCCTCCTTAGCTTAGTCCTGATAATAATAGTGGGAAGCCAATCAGGAACATTGGTTTTCGGTCTGCAGAACCTATCCCACATTATATTATCAAAAAACAAGACTAAAGTCAATATCAAAAAGGCTCTTCCATATCACCTACAACTTCAACCTTTTTAGGTGCAGGTTTTTTAGCCGCTTGATACTTTTCTGATTGCCATAAGTCAATAACATTTTTCTGTTTCTTATTGCCATTTTTATCTACATAATCTTCAATTTTCACATAAGCGTTCATATAAAGTCCAATTATATCGTCAGTTGTATAATCAAACTCACCACTTACATCTAAACCAAGATTGCTAAAACACTTTTTTACTCTATTAAGTGTCTTTTCAGTAAAGAATAAACTATCCCAGACCTTAGTTTTATCCTTATCTTCATAAGTTATAAACCAAAACTCATTACCATTGTTACTTTGTTTTTCTTCACACTTGGTTACTTTAAGCAAGTGCTTGCCTTCAGATAATAATTCAAATGAAGTTTCTTCATCTGATACTTTTGTAAAATCAATTTTCATAACTATTTATCTCCTTTCATAATTACTTCTTTTCTACCTGTAAACAATGTTTTTATTTCATCTGTCATATTGTCAAAAGTTTCAAAATATTTCACAAGTTCTTCTTTTGTATTAATAGATGCTATTTTTTGTGCTATTGCCACCATATCTAGTTCTTGTTTAGGTTTAACGGATTCACCTTTTTCAAGCCATTCAAGTATTTTTTCACCTGTTCGTTCTGTAATTACATCATAAAAATTATCAAATACACTTGCTCTTGTTTTTACCGCCGTTGCATTATGTTCTCTGTCAAGCCTAAACACAATCGTAAAGTTATAATCTAAACCATCTTTTTGTTCTGTTTTTAAACCAACTTTTACTGGTCTTTGAGATACTTTACCATTTTTAGCAACATATTCTTCCATTACATAATCTGTCTTTGTTCTTGCAGTACAAATTATATGAGAAGTGCAATGTTGTATTTTTTCAAGCATTTTATTCTGTATAGGCGATAATTTACCCCACGCTTGGAAGGAATTAGTACCCTTATTTACTTCTACACTTTGTTGGTCTAATATACCACCTTCACTACTCCAAAAAGCAGATAAACTATCGACAATAATCACATCATATCCTGCTTTTTCCACTTGCTCAATAGCCATAATTAAATTATTAGGCGAATAGGGTGGTTGCATATTAATAACATCAAAATCACATAAATCCTCATAAAGACTTGCACTACCATCTTCGGTATCAATAACACAAATCTTTCCACCCATTGTTTTTGCCAAAATTAACGCAGAATATGTTTTACCTGCACCACTTTGACCTTCTACCAACAACCTTAATTTTTGTTTTTTTCTTGTCGCTTTTTCAATTTTAAAAGCCATTTCACCCTCACTTTCTATTTCACTTCAAACCTTGCTGGTACTTGAACTTCCGTTATACCATCAACCTGATTAACAAAATCTGTTTTCTTTAATTCTGCCCAATCAACACTTAATTGATGTTTAATATAATCAGATTTTCCATTATTTGCCAACCAATCAAGTATCTTTTCATCATCACGCTCGTATTTTACTGTCGGTTTCTTATAAACCAATTCGCCACTCGGAAGTTTATATTTATAACACGATGCTAACTCTCTTGGTTGAATAGTATCAAAATACTCAAACAATTTACCTTGAAGAAAACTAATTTTACTTTCTAAACTTTCTTCTATTTTTTGTTTTTTTAGTTTTAACATCTCTATTTCTTCATCAATAATTTTAGTAAGTCTTTCAACTTCTTTACGTTCTTCTTGAATTTTTTTTAAACACCAATCCGCCTTCGTGTCAGTATTGATGACAAACTCTTGCTTTTCTTCTGTTATATCTTCTAAATCGTACACTTTACTCCTCACTTTCCCATGTTTTTACATATCTTTTGACTGCATCTTTTAACCAATCTGTATATGTCAGGTCTTTTTTCCAAAGTATTTCATAAAACTTCTTTTTCAGACTTTCATCACCTATATCAGCTAATAACCTACCACTTTTTTTAGGCTGTTTCATCTTGTACCTCCATTCCTATATCTTCCAAAAACTTAATTGCACCATCAATATCATTCGGGTCTATAATTTTACCCATATCCTGTGCTTTACTAAATGCTAATAACCCGATATTTGCTTTCGGAATTGTATATACGCTATCCTTAACTGTTAATTTATACATTACTTTCACCTCACTTTCTCAAACATTATACATAACAAATAATTATTTGTCAATAGGTTAAAATAAACTTATCTGTTCTGATTTTTTATCACGACTTACAAAATCATTTTCTAAACGCTTTTTGGCAATATTATAATATTTTTCATCTATTTCTATGCCGTAATACTCACGATTAGTCTGTTTGCAAGCAAGAAGTGTGCTACCACTACCACAGAAAGGGTCAAAAACTTTATCACCTTCGTTAGTAGAGTTTACGATTAAATCCTCCATGAGCATAGTCGGTTTTTCTGTTGGGTGGTGCTTATTACCAAGAATATTAGGATAAACAAGCACATTAGACGTACCCATAAAGTTAATATATCTTTCTCTACCCTTACGCAACATCAATATACATTCAAATTTTTGTTGATACCACTTATTAGGCGTAACATTGTTTTTTACCCATACCAATAAATTCTGAAACTTAAAACCGACCTTTTCCGCTTCTGTTTGTAATTCTTTTAAATTACGACTATTAACCATTAAATAACAATGAGTTCCTTGTTTTAAAACCCTATAAACTTCGGGTAACCATTCCTTAAACTCAATATCATTATTAGCAAACAATTTACCTGTATTTACTAATGTTTGATTATCTTCATCATCACTCTGCTTTACCCACTTTTGCTTTAATCTATCATTAACCGCAACTTTGCGTAAAATTCCACCCGTCATATTCCCGACTGTTTCAATTCGGCAACCACCTGTTGCAATATGATATGGAACATCACTTACCACGCAGTCGAAGTATTCATCATCATATTCCTTAATTATCTCTCTCATATCGCCAAGACGTAGTTCACTGGTATGTTGTACAATCTCAGAACTCATTTCTTCAACCCTCCAACTTTCTGTTTCTATGCCCCAACTATTGTTGGCAACTCCACAGACTCTACGGGCATACCCTGCCCTGTGTAAACTAAATTTTGTTGTTGAAGTGCAAATTTAAGAATATTCTTACTTGCATTAATATCTCTATCGTGATGAGTTCCACAATTTTTGCAAGTCCACTCCCTATCAGATAGTTTTAATTCATTATTGATACCGCCACAAACAGAACATATCTTGCTTGACGGCTCAAATCTACCTATTCGGATTAAATTTTTGCCATACCATTCTGTTTTGTATTCAAGGTAATCGTTAAATTTACTCCAACTAACATCAGATATTGCTTGTGCAAGTTTATGATTTTTAATCATTCCTTCCACATTCAATGTTTCAAGACATAGCGTATTCACTTGGTTATCGTGAGTTAATCTATGGCTTAATTTGTGTAAAAAATCATTTCTACGATTAGTTATTTTTTCATGTAATAATGCTAATCGTAAATTTGCTTTTTTGCGATTATTAGAACCTTTTTGTTTTCTACTTGCCCTTTTCTGCAAAACTTTTAATCTTGGCATAAGTTTTGCTAAATTCTTTTGGTTTTCTATTTTCTCACCTGTTGATAATATTGCAAAATCTTTTATACCTAAATCAATTCCTATTGCAGTTTTTTCTTCTATTTTTGGTTTATTAGGTATAACATCGTTCGTTTCAACTAATACACATATAAAATATTTATTTGTTGGTGTTTTCTTAACAGTACACGTTTTAAGTTTTCCTTGAAAAATTCTATCAACCCTTATCTTTAAAGAATTTTGTTTTTGAAATTTGGGGATATTTATTCTTTGCTTATCAAAATCTATACTCACATGTTCAGGTATAGAATAAGACTGTTTATTGTTCTTTTTACTTTTAAACTTAGGAAAACCTGTTTTTTCTCTAAAAAATTTTGTAAACGCATTATCAAGATAACGTAAAGAATATTGTAATGCTGGATTTGATACTTCATATAACCATTTATATTCTTCCTTTTGTTTTAAATTAGTTAATTCTTTAGTTAAATCAAAATAAGATAAACATTTTTTATTTTTTTCGTATTCTTCTATTTTTTTTGCCAACCCCCAATTATATATAAATCGAGTACAGCCAAAATGTTTTGCAAGTAATATTTCTTGTTCTTTTGTTGGATATACTCGATATACATAAGTTTTTAACATTTTTGATAGATACCTTTTAATTTCTATCAAAATAATAACATAATACCCAAATCTTGTCAACTCTTATTTTCTAAAATCGTACAAGATGCCATGCCAAGCGGATAATCCTTATCCAACAAGGCTTCACGAAAGTCTTTGAGTTTTTGTTCTATGGTGTTCATTATTATTCCCCAAACTTTTCTATTCTTTCATCTAACTTCTTTTTACAATCAGCACAAATTAAATTACCTCTAACAAACTTATAGTATTCTGCTTTTTCGTCATAAATAAATGCTTCGCCATCTTCAATTCGGCTTTGGTCTAAACCCTCTTTACTGCATATAGCACATCCAAACCACCAACTCTCATCCAATAGCTCTTGGATAGGGATATGTTTTGTATCAGCATATTTATCCCATTCAGGTCTGCGTTTTGTTCTTAAATCAATATATTCACACCAATCAAAAATATCATCTTTTTGCCCCTCTAATTTTGCTTTATTAGAAGTTTCTGCCCACACAATAGTTTGCCCATAATCCAAATTTTTATCATATACTTCGTAACATTTAAGCATCATTATCCTCACTTTCATAATTTTTACAATTTTTTACTACATCGTTCTGTATTCCGTCAATATCACAAATTAAATAAACACCGTCTTTTATATAAGCGTTTTTACAAGTTGTGCAATCTTTTTCGTCCATTAGTCCTCACTTTCTATAAACCATTCAAAAGATAAATTATATTTTGCCATAAATAATGACCTTGCCATTCGTTCCATTATTTGATGTTGATTTTCATTCCAATATAAATCTGGTACAGTTTCATAATTATCTGTTTGAGGAATAATAAGGTGCATAAGTTCATGAACCAAAATCTTTTCGTGGCTTAATCTTTCTATTGTTTCTTTATTTAATTCTTTTTTTATTCTTACATTTGCAAACAAATATTCTCGGCGATAATCAACTCGACCCATACAATTTTCTTCTTCTTCTATACAATCAACTAAATTTATCTTAATAACCCAATCATCAAGAAATAGTCTATGTTGCCATTCCCTTAAACATTTTTCAGCCTGTTCTTTGTTTTCAAATTTAATTATCGGTTCTTTATTCATTACAATTACCCCTTATAACTTAAACATTTTTCATCCATACTTAAAGGTGGTGTATTAAAGGTACATACTACATTATCACCATTTTTATGTTTAGATAAAACAAATTCTAATATTTCATTTTTATAAACACAACGGTATATGCCTCTATTTTCATTATTTACAATATGTCCTTTTCTATTTATTACAACTTGCTTTATCCCATTATTAAGCAAATATTCAATAGGTGGTAAATCAATGTTGTATCTTTCACTAAATCTTTCTCTTGCATGTTGGGAAATATAATTCATCTCCCCTCCTGTGTGGCAAGATATTCTATTTCTTCATCTGTTAGCCACATTTTGTTTACTAATTGTTCACCAATATATCCTCTTTTTAATATATTTTCATTTAATTCTTTTATATCAACTGGTTGGAACACACAAAAATTTGTAGAATCTACAAGTTGTAATTGTAAATCTCTATTTTGAGTAAAATAAACATATTCACCCAATATTTTTTGCCAAGTGTCTTTAACTTTAGCCTTTATTTTATTTCCAACAACATTAAATTCATCAAAAAGAACATTATCTTCTAAAAACTCATACTCAACATTAGGATTTGTATTACCAAACTGAAATTTGATAATATCCTTTGAGTGAGCATAAATTTTAATTTTATCCTCAATTTTAATTTTTGCAATCAAATCATTTAAACTTTCAACCTCGTTGAAAAATTTTAAATAATTATCTTTCTGCAAAAATTTATAATATGGTGTGAAAAATACGGTAATCATTTTATTAAACCTCGCTTCTTCATTTCACAATAGGCATTTTGCCCTGCAAAAAAAGCATAAATAGGAGTTAATTTTACATTAATTCCCCAAAAACTTGCTAAATATGTACAAATTAACGCATGTTTTTTACTTTTTTCTAACAATGGAATACCCATATTTTCAACAATAGTATTAATAATATCTTCTTTAAACTTTATATAATAATCTTCTCTCAATTTATGTAATGCTTGTTTAGTTTTTTCACTAACTTCACTTTTTAAAAATTCGTGTAATTCTTTATGACAATCATCGCAAAGCGTAACTAAATCATATAAAGCATCTTCTTCGTGATATATACACTCATAGTCCTTATGATGAACTCTTAAATTCTCCGTTGCACCACAAATTTTACATTTATGTTTATCCCTTTCTAAAACTTGATTACGAATATTATTCCAAGCATTAGACCTTAAATATTCATCATAAACTCTTTCTTCAGGTATTTCATTAAATTTTATTAGCATTTAAAACTCCAACCTTTCTAACCTATTTCTATATTTCTGTGCATTTTGTTTAAAATCAGGTGTCATAATCTCATTTAATTTATTATCAAGCCAAGTTATTGCGTTTTGATGACTTATATTTCCATTTTTAACAGTCTGTATAAGTATTCCAACTGTTGTAGCCAACGCTTTATCCCTATTGCCTGTCAAAATTTCACTAGCTTTTAATAATTCATCACCTGCATTAGTAAATAAATTATCGTCAGTTAAACCATTTATTATTTCACCATCTACCTTTTCAACCCTAACGACAGTATTTTTTTCTTCTTTAATAGGTTTATCATAAAAACTCCAATCAAAATAACCACCTTCTGTATTTACCCAAATTTCAGATTCAGAATTACCACGATAATACCTACTATAATCTTTACAAGCGTCATCTGCACCTAAATCCTGTGCAATTCTTTCCATAACACTCTGATAATGCTCTTTTTCTTTTGGCATTGGCTCTTTAACTTTTAAAACAACTCTAAACCTATCGCAAGCAGGTAGTCCATGTTTTTCCTTCTGGTGGTTCATAGAAGTATAAATTACATACCAATAATCTTTAAACTTTTCTTTAGCTTCTTCAATAGTCAAGCCGTCATCAAAATCAAGCCATAAAGTATTCTGAACACCAATACTATTTGCGGCGCATCTATGACCGTCTTTAAATCTTTGTGCTGACAACGCCTTACTATTTAAAATTAAATCAACAAAAACATCAGTAGTACATTCAACATATTCATATCCATCAGCAGGATGTGGTGCTTTATCATTACTATACGACACATTTATCAACACTTCTTCAGGTTTTATTATTCTTTGGCAAATAAACGCTTGTGTATTACCTTTTTTCTTAGCCTGTACTAATTCAAAACCTTTATCAGCCAAAATATCTTGCACAGTACCTAAACTTTCCGTAAACCATTTTGAAAAATAATTATCATTTACAAATCTTTGTGCTTTAATATCATTTTTCTTAACAGTTTCACCAATACGATTAAGAAAATAACTCGCCAATTCACTTTCTTTAGTAATTTGTCTTTCTTCAAGTATGTTATACAAAGACCTACGACACTTTTTATAAAATTCTATCGCCCTACTAACACTATCAGCAGTAACTCTTGGTAAATCCTCACCTTTAAGTATCTGAATAAGCACCGCCATTTTAGTTATTTTCCATGTAGAGTTCTCAATCTCAACCTTTTTAATGTTATTTTCAAGAGTTAACTTATTATCATACTCATAAAATTTTCTAACTTCTTTTTCACATTCCTCATCCCAAGCGTCTAACGCTTCATTCGCTTCTTCTGTAAACACAAATTCAGTATCTTTAGGCAATTTATCATAAATACTCTTTATTGTTGTTGCACAAAACTTCAAACTCTCATAAGCGTCTAATTTTTGTTTAGTCGTAACTTTCGGTGGTGGATTTTTAGAATAATTTATTTCTCTATCAAAATAGAAATTTATACGTCTTGCATAGCCACTTTTTAATCTTCTTTTAAAATTCGCATTATTTTTAGCATCCATCATTTCTTCAATATCAGACATAAATAACAATGAGAACGCAACTCCTTTAATTTCACGTCTTGTAGTACCCATACTGTCGCTCGGCTCAAATAGTCCTTCATACAAGTTATTAAGACAATCAAGGAAACTTTTATTTACACTCTGATTATTTTCAACACTAACTCTATAATAATCAGCAAATTCTGTCATTTGAGCAAACAACGCACCTTTTTTATATTTCTCAATTTTTTCTAACTTACTATAAAGAGCCGCAGGAGTACCACCATTAGTTTTAAAATTAATTACACCACCGTTAGCATATTTTTTCTCTAATTTATGCTTTTCATTAGCATAATTTTTACTTGTTTCATCAAGCAAATCAATTTCTTCAGCTAACATTAATCTTGCAACTTCTAAATCAAGTCTTTTATACTCATCATCTAAAAATGGTATTACACAATCTTCAAACGTACTAACCGATTGATTCTTTGCTCCACCTGAACCAATGAAATTTACTGCATAATAAGCCAATGTTGCAGGTTTTTTTAAATTGTTTGTACTTACAAATTTAATATTTTTAAGTGCAAACAAATGAGCCATTTTTGCATATAGCATATTCTCTACTGCTTGTTCCTCTATCTTATTCTTTAAAACAATTTTTATGTTTTTAGTTATCTCTCTTATTAAGTCCATTTTCTTCCACCAATTTCTTTAATTCTGCAAATTCTTGTTTCTTTCTTAAATATCTCTCTCTTGCTAATTGGTTCTTTCGTTCTCGATTTTTTTCACTCCACTTCATAGAATATTCTTTTTGACATTCTTTACATACATTAGAATATCCATCTTTATTACTCGCATTTTCATAAAATTCTAATATATCCTTCTCTATTCCACAACTAGAACATATTTTAGTCTTATTTGTCATTATTTTCTCCTCTTACTTTTTCTATATCTTATCATTGAAACAAAAAACTGTCAAGTTTTTTTTCTATTTTGATAAATGAACATCTAAAAATCGTAAAAATAATCGTATCTATATATATATTTATAAATTTGCAAAAATAGGTGGAAAGTATTAATATTATTGAATTATAGTTATATATATATTAAAAAAAATAATATATATATATACCCATTATATTTTTAGATAATTAGATGTTCACTTTTTTTCCTCTTTTCTATTTACAAATTTTTTTTGTGTGTAATAATATTCTCATTAGAAGCAAGCAAGGCTATGGTAAAACCTTGAGCAAGTTTTATTATCCTCAAATCGCTTGCTCTTATTATTAATACTCGCTATCTGTATATCGGATAGTTCAAATGACAGGTATTACACCTGTCGTTTGTGTTTTATGGGTACACTCTAAATTTCGGATGAAAAATTTTTGAGGTACACTTTATTTTTCATGAAAAATTTTTGTGAGGTGTCGGACATATACTTTTTTATACGTTTTGTCACCCCTACCCATATATATCTACTAGACAGGTTCGCATAATATGTATTATGTAAAAAGACGCATAAAAAAATTTTTATGTATAAAACTACCTACAGCCCTATTTTATAGCCTTATTTTGGTTGCTTTATAAGTCTAGGTAGTCGGTTACTTCTCCGACTGTCTGGTTGTTTTGGATATTTACTTGTATGTTAGTACTGTTGCTTGCGCTTGGCATCATTCCCTGCTGAGAATATAAAAGCTTTAATACATTTATTGCATTGGCGTATTGGCTCGGTGTATGTTGGCAATCCTCCAGAATCATTAAGGCACTTTCTAATAACTTTCTCTGGTTTAATTTTGTGCTTTGCATGAGTACACTTGTTTTTTGTTCGTTTAATGCGTCTATTCTTGTGGATATTTTGGGATTGTTAAGCATTTTTGAGGCTTCACTATCTAGTGTCGATTTTTTCCAGTTTATAGCTTTTGGATATGCTTTGATGTAAGCTTTTGGAGCGATTCCCAATTCTACATAATATCTACAAAAATTCTCTTGAGATTGCGTTAATTCTTTTCTCGGCATGACTCCCTCTTTAAATATCCTACAAAAAAATAATACCATTATACACCATGCCCATGTCATATATTGGCATGCTTTTATTCTGTAAATACACCAAAAATACTATATTATTAAGAAATGTAAACATGCGTTTTATTCAATGATATCAATGCTTTACAGAGTTTTTATAAAAAAATATTATAAAAAGATGTTAATTTTTAAAATATTGTGGTATTATTATATATGTAAGGGGCAAATAAAAAGAAAGGCATGCCCGATAGATAACAGAAAGGCGGACAGAATGAAAAAAGTATTTATTATTATTTTAGTTATTGTTGCATGGTATTTATTAAACTTATTGCATGATTATCAGACAAGGAACATGGACAACGTAACGCCAGAGCAAATGCATGAAATAACTTTAATAAAGAACGGCATAAAAAAATAAAAAATCCTCTGATGAGTAGACCTGAAACGGCACGAAACAAGGCGCATGCCTTGTCAGGATAGTAAAAAATGAAAGGCGGTAAAAATGATTTTAACAAAAGAGCAAAAAGACTTAATTTTTTATGTATTGGCAGGTTTTCAAAATGGCTTGTACTGGGATGAAGATTTTGATGAAATTGAATGCAACACATCAAGCATGAATTTTCAAATGAGCGACATGCCACAAAAAGCAAGTTTAAGAGAGTTTACAAAACTTGTTGAAGATACTATGGATTTAATGTGTAAATAATTAATTAGAAAGGCGGTAAATATGACAAGTATTTCAGATTTAGTATGTAAGCAATTTTATGTAAAATGCGCTTGCGATGTAGAACATTCAAAAAAATACACATTTTTAGTAAATTTTTTAGGTTACGAGCAAGTTAAAAAATGTATTCCTTTTACTATTGCTGAAATAAAAAACGCATTAGCAGAAGATGAACACTTGAATAATTTAGCTTTAGAAAAATGGGATAGAGCAGCAGGATTTCAACAAAGTGGATGGAATATGTATAGGGTTTATTCTCCTTTAATTGATTTATACAAAAATAAACATATAACATGTTTTTCTTGTGCTGAAGGTGTTTGCATCTTGAAAGAATGCGCCAGAATGTGGGCAGAAGAAGTATAAAAATATAGTAATAAAAAAAATAAGGCGGTGAAATTATGACAAGAACAAAAACAAATTTTAAAAACTTAGTAAATGATTGTATTTATTTTTCAGAAAGCGCAAAAAATTATTTTTTGCAAAATATCGAATTTGAAAAAGATATAAAAATGGATTTTGATGTTAATTATAGTTTTTACAAGTTATTAGATTGTAGATTGATTGTAAATAATAAAGTTTGTTATACTTTCAAAACTAAAAAAGAATTTTTAAATGTTGTCCATGAAGTTAATTTTTTAAATGCTTTGGAAGATTTAAAAAGCTATAACAATATAACAATTTTTTCAGATTTCAAAAAATATGATACAACAGGCAATGGAATTTATAATATTAAAATCTATGCAAATTATCCAAAACAAGAAAGAATTTTAAATATTACAAGTACTATTGCAACATTAAGAGCATGCAAAGGTTATAACGCTTATATGCTTGATGGCTCTTTAGTTGGTTATGATATGGATGCAATTTATATTGAAAGAGATTTAAAACAATTAGGTTTTAAGTGTTTCAGATAAAAACAATAAGCCCCTACCGCCTTGGGGCTTGCCATACGGGGTAAATAAGGCGAAGCGGTAACAATAAATAAAATGAAAGTGAGGAAAAACATGTATATTAAATACAAAAAAAATAACAACAAATGCCCATATTGCAAGGATAACAATTATATTGTTTATGGTTCATATAAAGAAAATGGAAAAGAAATATTTCAATGTTTTTGCAATAAACATAACAAAGATTTTAATGTAATAAAGGAGGGGAATTAAAAAAATGAATAAAGACGCATTAAAACATTTACATACAGAAAGCGGAATACATAAAGACAGATTAAAAAGAATACAAGAACAAGAAAACAATAAAAAGATTTTAAAATTAAGCAACAAAGATATAAATATAATAATGAGATGTTTACATGATAGCCTTATAAATGGCGGTTTTAATGCAGATAGTAAAGAATTAATTATGATAACTTTTTCACATATAAGCAAACAATTATAAAATGCGGTAATAGTAAATAAAGAAAGCGAGGTAAAACAATGATAAACAATATTAAAGATGAATTAAAAAGAATTAGTAAAGAAATTGAAAAAGAAGAAATTTCCTATAGTGAAATATTTTTCTTGCAAGAACATAAAGCCGAAGTATTACAAATGGGCGATGTAAGGCTAGCGGAATGGGCAGGAATAACTGAAGAAGAATGGAACAAACAAGAATTAGACTTGCCATTTTAAGAATAGGAGGATAAAAACATGAAAAAATCAAGAACAATAAACGAATTTAAACAATTAACAAACAATCAAAAAATAAGTGAATTAACAACACGCATGGAAGAAATAAAAAGAAGTTACATAAAAATGTTTAAAATGACTTGTTACAAAATATGGGAAGAACTACCAAAAGAACAGCAACAAGATATTTTAAGAAGTGCAGAATATCAAGAGTTTTTAGAAATAGGATGGGCAATATATAAAGATTTTTCTAAAATTATTCCATATTTTGGACAGTGTAAAGAAGATTAAGGCGGTGTAATTATGTATAAAGATGTAAGTTATAAAAAATATAATCAATTGGCAAAAAAATATTTTATTGATGTAAATAGTAGAGAAAACACAATAAAAGAAAAATTTTTAAAAGCCTGTATGGAATTGCCTAAGTATGATTTAATGAATAGCCATATTATAGATAATTTTTTTGAAAATGGCGAAAGAGTTGCTAATATTGCTAAAAATATTTTAATAGAAAAAGCAAAAACAGATTTTTATTTTGAAACGATATTAAAAACATATTTTAGATTTCAAGAGGTGTAACGAAATGAAAAAAGAAGAAAAAAGAAAATCAGAAAACAAAATATTTTTGATTAAAAGTTTAATCGGAATAAGCAAAAACATATATTTTAAGTATAAAAAGAACAAAAATGAAATTTTTATACAGATTCCATTTTTAGCGGTGCAATTACAAAGGATAAAAGCATGAATGAATACTTACTAACAATAGAATTAAACAATGCCATGAATACTATCAATCTAAACGAATACAGGGCAATAAAAAGAATTAATAAAATTGATAATGTTCGCAACAGGTTATTAAAAAATATGGGCGATTTAGAATTGCAATATTATTTGATTCAGCTTGTTTATAATATGGCGGTAGAATATCGCAACGAAAAAATGACGGCATTATATAAAAAGATGATAGGTGAAAGCGATATAAAGAGCAAAAAAATAAACTGGCAAGAATTAAGACATCATAAAGATTTTTATTTTTATTTAATATGTTGCGGTATGCCTGTATATTTACTATTGATTTTTATATTATTAGGTTTAATAAGTTGAAAGCGAGGTAAAAAGATGAAAAAAGATGAAATTTTAAGACTTTACAATAGAAACAATTTATTAGAGTATGAATTAAATGAAACAAAATTAATGCTAGAAGGTAGAACGAATCAATATAACGAATTAAAAAAAGCATTGAAACATATTAAAGATGAAGTGAATTTTGCCTTTGAAGATTTAGAAAAAAATAATTTAGAAGATTTATTTGCGACATTAATGCAAATAAAAATGATTGCTAGTAATGTATATTTAGGAGAAAACTAAAATGCCATATAAAAGCGAAAAAATAAAAATAGAATTTACAAAGAATGACAAAAGAATAAAATTAACGGATGAACAAAGAGAAAAGATAAAAAAAGATTATTCTACTGGCTTAATATCACAAAGAGATTTAGCAAAAAAGTATAAAGTAGATAAAAAAACAATTTATAACATTCTACATCCTGAAAAATATCAAGAAACTTTAGAGCGTTATAAAGAAGAAAAACATAGTAAACAATATTATGACAAGGAAAAGCATAAAGATTATATTAAAAATCATAGAAGATATAAACAAGAATTATATGTAAAAGGTGAAATAAAAGAAAGTGAGAATAAAAATGTTTAGTGATTTAAGAGAAGAACAACAAAATATTATAAGAGAATTAGAACAAGCCAATAAAGAAAATGAAAGACTAAGAAAAATAAATCACGAATTAGCAGAAGAACACAAAACTATTGGGCAAGATTTATATGCAGAAATAAAAAAATATAGGAAAGAAAAAGAAAACCTAAAAGAAGAAAATGAAAAATTAAAAAAGATATTACAAGAATTAGAAGATTTATCATTGAAAACTTATGATGTAGCAGGTTTTCAAATGTATTTTGATAATTTAAGAGGTAAGAATGATGACTAAAGAAGAAATAATCATTGACGGCGTAAACGTAAAAGATTGCAAAAGAAGAATTGGCAAAAACAGTTATTGCCGATACTTTAAAAGACCTTGTGCAGATAACAATTTTAATTGTATATGGAAACAACATAAAAGATTAAAAGAAGAAAATCAAAAATTAACAGAAACTTGTGAAAGCCTTTTAAGAATACAATATACTCTTGCTAATAGTTGTAAAAAATATTCTAATTGTTTAGAAGAAATAAAAGCATATTGTAAAAGTTGTGAATATGGTTTACAACCTCAAAAAATAGTAAATTATATTGATGAAATTTTAGAAAATGAGGTAACAACAAAATGAGCGAAACAACAGACAAAATAAACAAATTAGTAAAACAACATGAAGTAATCGGAGTAAAAACAGATTGTAAATATTTCAGCAATATTGGCAACTTATGTTCAAGAGTTGAAAATGGCATGATGAGATGTGATGAGTATTTAGAGTGTGAATTTAAGTATATTGATGCGTTGAAAGAAGAAAATGAAAAACAAAAAGAACAAATAAAACAACTTGAAGATTTTATTAAATCCGATGGTGAAATAGACCATATAAATCACGAATATACATATAAATTGAAAAAAGTTTTACAAGAAGTCAAAAGTATTGCAAAAGGTATTAGAAGTTATTTAGAAGTACCTGCACCAAGAGATATAAGGTTTGAAATGGATAGAATTTTAGACCTTATAAGCAAAGCAGAATTATTCGACCCAAAAGAAAGTGAGGAAAGATGAAAAAAGATTTTGTATTAACAGTTGAAAATTTTGATGGCAATATTGATAAGGTTGTTAAATATATTCAAAAACACCCACCAAAAAACAATGATGAATTTAAGGATTATACAAGAAGATTTTATGGAGTTGAATTAAATTGTAAAGTAACAGTATATCCTGATAATTGCTCAATGGGTGTTCAATATAAAGTTATTGAGTATGAAGATGATTATTGTCAAGGTGAATTATATCAATTATGGGAATATAAATTCGGACAATATGACGGGTTAAAAGTTTTATTAAACGCTTGTTTTGGCGAACTACACTGTGGTGGTGTCGGAAGTCATCATTATGGGCAAACAGAACCTTTAAGCAATGAAAAAAGAGAAATTTTAAGACATTGGGATGTTTTTGATAATGATTTAAAACTTTTACAATCAGCATTAGAACAAAGAAAAGCAATAGAAGATATTTTTGGATGTTATCCATTTTAACGAGGTGCAACAATGACAGACAGACAACTAAAATACGCACAAGAACACAATTTAACAGATACATTGATAAGTTTACAAGTATTAAGACAATGCAGACCTGACTTGCCTGAAAGAAAAGAAGTTGGAACAACAAAAGATGGTTTAAAGGTTTTATTTGAAGAAACGCAGGGCAGTTTGCTAAAAAGACATTATAAATATACCGATTCCGAACATGCAACAAGTTGGAATTTGATTTATATTGATGAAAATGGACAAACAAAAAAGGTCAATAAAACGTGGCTAGAAAGGCAGAAAATAGTTTTTAATAATGATTTTGATATGGAAATATTAACTAACTATTTAAAAAACAATAGTAAGCGATTTGATGGTTTAAATGGAAAAAGAACAGAAAAGAAGAATAGAGCAATGTTCCTGACAGATGAAGAATATAAATATGTAATTAAATTTGTTGAAAAAATGAGAGGTATAAAAAATGAAAATAATTAGACCTGAACAGCCAATAAAGAAAAAAGAAGAAATTACTTTAGAAGATGTTTTAATTTATCAAGCGAAAAAAGAAGAAGAAGAAATCATAGGCGATAACACAGATAAAAATAAAACCATTGAAAACTTAATGGATGATATTATTACAGAAAAAACAACATTATTAAATGATAAATACCAAGTAACGGTTTACCTTACTGAAAGACAATATAATTTGTGGAAGAAAAAAGGCGGTGAGAAGTGGTTAAAAAGAGCATTAGTAGGGCAAAAACTACCCAAAAAGAGATAATTGCCCTTCATCTTCTGTTTGTGTTTCTGAATTTTCAGAGTAAATAAGAGTTTTATCTTGTGATAAAACTCTTTTTAATAAATCAGCATGTTTTTTAAATCTTTCTTTTATTGATAAATCGCCAGTATTTTTTATTTCTGCATACATTACAGTATATTCTTTACCAGTATCGCCTTCTTTTTCTATGTCAACATAATAATTTAAACATTCAAGTTTATTTTCGTATGTTAATAAAAAAAGTTTATTATATAACCGATAAAGAGCTTTTAGTCTATAAATATGAGGAATAGTATTCCATTCTTTTATATGTTCATGAATTTTGTCAAACTTATAATAAGACGGTAAATAATTTCTATATTTAACTTCTATATTTTTAAGTTCAAAATTCATTAACCCACTCCTCAATTTTATTGTAATGATTTTTAAAAATATTGTCAAGTGTATTGACAAAAAAAGTGTATTGACATAAAATAAAAAAGAAAGTGAGAGAAAGCAGGTGAAAAATGAACAACGCAGAAATACAATATCTTGAACAGATGTACAAGCGGTCAATTAAAACTCTTAAAGGTTTTATGAGTGAAGAAAACGAAGATAAATATATATTTCAGAGTAGAAACAGAGCCGAATTTAATCGGTTACGTTTAGAGATAACAAAAGAACTTCTAAGACTTGAAAATAAAATGTATAAAAGAGGTGAAGAATGAACGATAGATTTAAGTTTAGAGTTTGGGATAAAGAAATAAACGAAATGCTTTATCCTATTGGCGATGAAGAAGGCATTGAGTTTGACGGTAATGGAGATTTTATTGGAATTGATAAAGTTGGATGTTGGAATGGTGCTTTAAATTGTGAACTAATGCAAAGTGTAGGTTTTAAAGATGAACAAGACAATTTAATATATGAAGGTGATTATGTGCTTAATACAATATCAAATGCAGTCGGATTAGTTGAATGGTCTGACGATAGAGCAGGATTTATTATTGTGTATAAATACTTTAATGATGATTTTGATTCTTATTTTGGAACAGAATTAAAGATAATCGGCAACATATACGAAAACAAAGAACTATTGGAAAGAGGTGAAGAATGAAAGAAATAGACAGAATAGCAGAATTAGAGCAAGAAAACGCAGAGTTGAAAGCGAAAGTTGAAGTACTAGACGAAATGACAGGGATTTTTTCTGCAAGACTTTGCCAAAAATACAAACAGACCTTGCAAGAAATAAAGACTATTGCGGAAGATGGAACTAAAACAGAAGATTACTTGTTAGGACAAAGATACACAGATTTAATAGATAGAATTTTAGACCTTATAACCAAAGCAGAGGAGCAAACAGATGAGAAGTGAGCAGGAAATACGGCAGAAAATAATTGAAGTTCAATTATTAAAATTGCCAAAAAATGACCCCGATAGGTTTTATGCGAAAAGGTTAAATAATGCAGTTATAAAAGCCCTTGAATGGGTATTACAGGAGAATGAAGATGAATGAAGTAGAAAAGTTATATGAGAATGCAGGAATTGAAGTTCCGATTGCAAGATTAAAAATATTTAAAGATGATAATGGAGAAATATTCACACAACCACCATTCACCGCAGAAAAACAAATAAATCTGATTATATTCCTTGCCAATAGAGAGATAAGAATAAGTCCTACATATATATCTAGCGGCTATTATTTGAATAACCTTAGTAAGATTAAATCTTCACTTAATATATCTACGTTTAGAAACTCTTTAGCACAACATATAAATGCTATTTGGCAAGACCTAACATCCGAAGAAAAGCAACAAATAAAGGAGATATTAAATGGATAAAGGAATAGGATGCGGCACCGTTTTTATAGTTGTGTTTATACTTCTTTTGGCACAATTTATTTTGGCATATTGTTTTGTCAAAAGAAATAATGCACCGACAAGTTGTATTTTTGCAAGAGATATTATAACTTGTATTCAAGTTTCAAAGAAGTAGCAGATATTATGAAAGGATAGAGGATGAAAACATTTTATAATAAATTTATTCCCAAAGAGCAATATGAAAGATTTGGAGTTGTGGCTGTACATTTTAGCCCATTTGAAGATATGGAATACGTCTGGGAAAATGAAAATATCGAGGAAGCGTATGAAGATTTAAAACAATATGCTCATTCAACAATTTATGAGGGTTTTAGATATTTTTTTAAAGATTTAAAATATTTAAAAAACTTTTGCGAATTGGCAGAAAATGGCATATTAAAAGAATTAAAGGAGCAACAATGAAGAATATAGACATTATCCGAGAAATGAATATAGATGAAATGGCTGATTGGATAACAAAAATTCAAGAAACATTGCTTCAAAAAATAGAAAACGCAGAGGGATATTATTTAATGAGAAAAAAAGAATATCGGAAAATTATCAAGCAATGGCTGAATGAGGAAAGAAATGAATAAAACCGAATATAGTCTTAAAGAATTTAGTGAATTATTGGGATTAAAATATGGTGCTTTTGTGTATCATAAAAATAATAAATATCCTGAAATAAATAAATTTTTTTATAAGAAAAAAATCAAAGGTTATTGGTATTATTTTATTTCTGTTGAAGATGCCAAAATAGTTCAAGAATATATTAGACAAAAGTCAGAAGAAGAAGATTCAGCTTCTTGGACGCAAACAGCTATTGAATGTTATGAAAGACATTGTATTTGTTTTCCTACATGTTCTAGTTGGGAATACTGTAAACGAATACAAAAAGAATTAGGGTATAAACCAATAAAAAATAAAGTTATAGAATTAGTAAAAGAATATGGTGTTCCGATAAGGAGAGATTAATGGATTTACACTTTAATGATATAGCTAAAAAAACAGGAATGGGGATTCAAGCAGTTAGAGTATATATGTCAAGACCTGAATTTAGTCATATAGCACTACATAAAGGAATATATTATGGAATTACCAATAATGATTTAATAAATTTAAAAAATATTTATGAAAAAAGAGGTTGGCGAGGTAGAAAATGAAAGAATTAATTAAATATTGTGATTATGAAAAAATGGAAGAAATTAATGATATTTTAAATCACGAAGGAATAGATGAAGAAAAAATAGATATAAATACTATAAAAAAATATCCACAAATAAGAGATTATATATCATTATTTGAATATAATGCGTTAAAAAATGATTTTGTTAATGATATTGTTTTTAAACTAGAAGAATAGGAGGAATTATGTTTAAAAAATTATTAGAGAAACTATCTATTTTTAGAGAAAAAGAAGAAAGAATTTTAGCTTTAATCAAGGGTATTAAATTAATTAAAAAATTGATAAAGGCTTCAATGACTTCAAAAGAAGTAAAAGAACTTAGAAAGTTATGTAATGAATTGATTAAAGGAGAATAATATGATTACAGTACAAAAAAACGAATTATTAAATGCAATTAAAGCAGTTAAAACATCAACAGCAAAGATTGATATTCAACCTATGTTGAAGTGTATTCACATTAAATCTGAAGGCTATGGTTTAATTTTAACTGCAACAGATTTATCTTGTTCAGCACAAGCAACCTGTGAAGCGAACATTACTGAAGATATTGATATTTGTGTTAATGCTGAAAAATTTGAAAATATTGTCAATAAACTTGATGACATAATTAATTTTCAAGTAGGTAAAGGTGTATTAGAAATACAAAGTGGTAATACAGAATTTAAGTTAGTTTATATTCAACCAACGGAATATCCGACAATAACATTTGAACCAACAGAAGATTTTGTTACTTTTACTAAAGATGAATTTATTAAAGGTGTAAATAAAACTGCTATTTCAACATCTACAACAGACCAAAATATAATGAGTGGTGTTTGTTTTACCTTTAATAATGATAGTTATGAAATTGCATCAACAGACGCTACTAGACTTTCGCAAGTAAAATTTAACACACCTACAAATAGAGAAGGACAATATGTTATTCCTCAAAAAGTTTTACTTGATGTTGTAAGAAATATTGGAGATGAGGTTACATTATATTTTAGTGATAATACAGTTGTTTTCCATACAAATAATTGTTTCTTTAAACAAAACCTATTAAATGGTAAATATCCCGATTATCAAAAAGTCGTTCCACAGAATCAACCATTAAAAGCTAAAGTAAGTAGAACTGCATTATTACACGCACTTGAAAAAGTTGCTGTTATGTGTGATGAACGTACAAATATTACCGTTTTTGACTTTGACAATAATCAACTTAAACTAACAACTGCATGTGATAATGGTAATGCGAAAGACATTATTGATATAGAATTTGATAATCATACTAAACTAGCTCTTAATTACAAATTTGTCCTAGACGGTGTGAAAGTAATGGACACGCAGGACATTGTTTTTGAAATGTCGGAATCATTATCACCTTGCGTATTAAAATCAGATTTTAACTATCTAGTTATGCCGATTAAGGAGAAATCATAATGAAATGGTTACAGGTAAGGTTAGATGATAAAACACATAAACAATTTAAGAAAAAATGTGATAAACAAGGCATGGATATGAGCGAAAAAGTCAGAACTTGGATAAGGCTGGAATTAAGTGGGGATAAGTAATCCCCACTTTGTGTATTGACAAGATTTTTAAAAAATTGTATAATTAGCATGTAATAGATAATAGAGAGGTGCTTTATGGAGATTAGTTTAGAAAACGAGCTTTCACAATGTATTGCGCAACACAAATACGCTGTATTAAAAGCTAAAATGATAGATTACTATACAACCTTAGAAATGGGTAAAGTTAATTTACCTAATTTTGTTAGAAACGACAGTCCTGAAATTTTAGCTGACAGAGAAATAAGGCATATCCTTTGTGGTGAAAACGGCATAGAGCGTTTTAATGAACTATATGAGGTTGCTTGGAACAGTATTGCGGAGTTAATGGACTAATGATGAGTGATACTGAAATAAACTTATTATACGGTCAGAATAAAGGTTTACGCATACAAAATGAAGAATTACAAAGAGAAGTCTTGAATTTAAAAAAGAAAGTGTTAGAATTAGAGAATGAAATTCGTATTTTGCGACAAGAGCGACCTTGAATCAGATATTATAACAAATGTACTGTATACCGAGAAAATTCCCTATAAAGTCAAAAGCAAAGAAATCCATGCGTGCTTTTATGATGAGGAGGAAGATTATTGCGAATGTATGGTTAAAACTGTATATGACATATTTGTAGATACTGATTTAGAACATTATGACTTTGTAAAAGCAATATCTGAACAAAAAATAATGGAAAGAGTAAAACTAGAATTTTGTTATATGAAGAAAGCGAGAAAAAGAAATGTTCCACGGATATATAAGAAAGGTATTACCAATACCAATAGTAGAAATCAAAGCAAGTGAAGATGGTTATAAATATCTTATAACAACTTATTCTTCTGCTATTGATGAGTATGGTGCAAAAAATGATATACTAAAAAGAGTAAAACAAAACAAACGAATGAAATCAATAGATGGCTGGTGGTTTAAGGAGAATAACACATATTATAAAGAGGCTATATTGGAGATGGTAAGGGGATAATAAAAGACGAGCTATGGGAGGACTCTCATAGCTCTTTTTTTTGAAAGTGAGGAAAAATCATGAAAAATGATTATTCCCTGTGGGTTTTGTGGTATTCTTTCATAAGTAAATCAATATCATCTTTAATACTATTGATTAATTGTTCCATTCTATGTATTTTAACTTCTAATTCGTGTATTTCTTTTTCATGTGCTTCAGTAAATTCTGCTTTTATAACTTCGGAGTGCATATTAGCCATTTTACCTGTAGTGTCAATAGTTATTTCCTTTGCATTATCACTTGATTTTGAAAACATATCTTTAAATGTCATATTGCCATTGCGAGATTTAATAACGCTACAAATAGCAACAATAAGAACAATTAGCACTATAAATAATAATGGATAAAATAAATTAATCGTTGTTATTTCTGTCATTGTATTCTACTGTTCCTTCTATTGTAGGTTCTTTGGGTGAATGTGGGTTACCTGTCATTCTAAATATGAATTTATTACCCCTACTATCAACAAATTCTTGTTTAATTATTTCATTCGCCTCTCTAGGAGTTAATTTTACTTGTGTTTTCTTTTTTGTTTTCCTAGAAAAAACCTTTTTCATACTTTCTATTATACATTACTTGACAATAGATTTCAATATATAGTATTATATATATATAATTTATCGCAATCGACATAATGTACGTATAAATACAATACAACAAGCGAGTTACTGCCTTTCTATTATCTTAACTATTACTGGTTTCTCGCTTTTTCCTTAATTTAACCATTCTTTAAACTATTATGCGTGATATGCAATCCTAATAAGGGTTGCGTTTTTTTGTAAATTGTGCAATAATGTATCTGACAATAAACCCATTAAAAAAGTTTTTTCAATAAAAATAGATGCATGTATTAATACCTCGCAAAAACTTTGGTTTATTGTCTGCGAGGTTTTTTATTGATAAGGAGATAGAATAATGACAAAAACATACCATTATATATGTGAGCAATGCAAAAGAGAATTTGATTTAACTTATAAAAAACGTTGTAAACATATTTATTGTTCACATGAGTGTGCAGGATTAGCAAAAAGAAAAAGAATAGAAAAAATATGTCCTATTTGTAAAAATAAATTTTATGTATCGCCAAGTAATATAGACCAAATATGCTGTAAAAAAGAATGTGCAAATAAATATATGGTTGGTAAACCAAATTATGGAGAAAGAAAATATAAATTTTTAGAAACCAAAGCAATAGATAATCCTTTATATAAAAAATGGCGTCAAATAAAAAGTAGATTATTTATACCCAAGGTATCAAATTATCAAAATTACGGCGGTAGAGGTATAACCATGTGTGAAGAATGGTTAGAGTTTGAAAATTTTTATACTTGGGCAATAAATAATGGTTATAAAGAAGGATTAACAATAGAGAGAATTGATGTAAATGGTAACTACGAACCAAATAATTGTTGTTGGATACCTCTTGCAGAACAAGCAAAAAATAGAACAACTTCTATATGGGTTGAATATAAGGATACAAAAATGATTATAGAAGATATAGCTAAACTTGAAAATGTGGATGGTAGTAATTTAAGACGTTTATTTCATAAGTATAATGACATAGAAAAAGCATTAGAAATTGCAAGAAAAAATAAAAAGGGTTTAAGAATAACAAATAAATCGGGGTGTGCAGGTGTGTATTTTAATGGCAAAAATTACGTAGTTACTCATAGAGAAAAATATATTGGTACATTTAAAACTTTTGAAGAAGCGGTCGAAGCTAAAGTAAATGCAAAAAAGCAGGATAAAAAAGAGTAGGGATGCCTACTCTTTTTGGGAGAGGAGAGAGAGGAATTATTCTTATTCAAATTCTTTTTTTTCTTTATTTATATGTTCTTCAACCCAACAAAAAACTCTTTCCGAAGGGTCAGAGGGTAAATCTTCATCATGTAAATCTTCATAAACTATATAGGCAATTTCATTAGCATCATTTATTCTTGGATAATCGTTCCTACGGACATTTAACCATAAAAAAGCGTCATATTTGTAAAAATCTTCACTTTCGTAGTCTTTAATATAACTACTTAATATTTTTTCAGCTTCTTCAATAGACCATATTTGTGGTTTTTGTCCATTTTGACCCTTAATAAATGATAACCCTATTTTATATTGTTCCATGTCGATTATGTGTTTACCAAATCTTTTACAATAAATAGTTTTAGAATATTCTTCAGGCATAGTTCTGCGAAAATCCATTATAAGTTTTTCGGCAAACCTAGGGTCTTCTGCCATCATTTCTTTAAATAATCTATCTGCTGTTTGTAAATCGTACATTTTAGTAACTCCTAAAAAAAGTTTTTTCTTTACCTTTTGGTTCTCGTAACTCTAATTCAAAGTCATAAAACCAATCTTCTCTTATACCTGAAAAATCAAAATAGCGTACTAAAAGCATACATTTGCAAGCGTCATAACGAATGCAAACTATAACACCTTCCTTATTGTCCATTTTTTCTATGGTACAAGGCATAAATAGTTCTCTTGGTCTTTCTATGAACATATCCCACCTCAATAAGCAAGGGAGTTACCCCTTGCTTATTTATTCACGATATTTTTTATCATTATCTCTATCACGATAAGTATTTCGCTCATCATAACGTCTATTATCATAGTCATAGCGATTATAAGCACCATAGTTATCATACATTCCGTAGCCATCATAACGATTATTATAACTACGTCTGTTATCATAACCATAACGATTACGTCTTTCACGCATTTGAGCATCATAATATGCTCTTTCATCACCTCTAACATCATATGAATTATTACGCAAATAATTTTTAGCCATATCCATATAATATTTAGGGTCTTCCGAAATTGTCCCATAATCTGCATAATGACTATTTACAGCCATTGCATAATCCCAAGGCGTGAATCGTTCTTCATTGAAATCAAGATTTGACCGTTGGATTAGGTCATCCTTATCCCACTTTTCGCCCTTACCTTTACCATTAACCCATTTTAGGTTGCGAACTGCATCATAGTACATATCCTCATCACCTAAATGAGCCCCATATTCTGACTCAAAAGTAGCTCTTGCAAACTCATCGGGATTGTCCTGTTTTATCTTTTCGAGTAATTTTTTAGTATAGTTAGGGTCTTTTTCTAATTTACGTTTTAAGAGCCTATCTGCTTTATCTAAATTGTACATTTGTTTTCTCCTTTAAATTACGGTATAGTAACCGTTTCAGGTGTATTAACTAAAATTACATGAGGAGTGGTTTCTTCAGAATAGTAACCAAAGGCTCTACGAGGAATAGCACTACTCAAAATTTGAACGCCATACTTGTTCCACAAAGGCACTTGCGCACCGTTTACTTCAACAGTTACTGCCACCGCTGGTTCGGGCAACTGCCCTACAATAGTTCTATTAGCAAAGAATTTATAAGGGTCTTTGTCGTTTATATTATCTGAATTAGTTGTAGTTAATGCACCTGCCGTTATTGTTACTACTCTATGAGCAAAACGGCTACTGTTGCAAGTGCCACAATTATTACAATTACAATTACAATTACACATCGTTATATTTTTCCTTTACTTATTAACATTTCTCTCAAAAAAGAGTGGTAAGGACATAAATGTCCCTACCACAGTATTGGGCTATATGAATTGACTTCCGTAACCATTACAGCCACAACCAAAGTTTCCATAAGCTAACATTTGACTTTGATAAGGAGAGCAAGTCAAATAAGCAGGTCTAGCGACTGGTTGAAGTTGATTTACGATATTTGCTGTTTGAGCAATTTGAGAAGCATCAAATCTTGCGTTTTGCAACTGAAGGTCTTTCTGAACAAGATTTCTTTCAAGTTCTTCAATTTTGTTAGCAGTAATCAATGCTCTAGTCTTTTCACCATCTTCTTTCATTGCAGTTGTTTGTGCCTGTATCATGTTTTCAATATCGCAAGTATTTCTGAAGTTTAAGTTATCAGAATTTGCGATTGCTGTTTTAATATCGCAGCAACATTGTTGGTCTGCAAATCTTGATTGTGCAATTTCAGACTTAACATCACAGCAACATTGCTGTTGAGCAAATCTAGCATTGTCTATTGCAGAAACAATAGAGGCTGTGTTTTGGGCAGCAGCCAAGTTAGCATTTCCAAAGCCTGTAAGCAATCCTGTATTGATGTTATTAGCTGAATTGCAGATTGAAGATTGTACATCCGCAAATCCGTTACATAACTGCGTTGATACATTGTCAATTTTGTTTGCAGTAGTAACAGAGGTTAAATCTCCTTTAGTAGCGTTGTTCCCGATAGCATAGCCAAGCAGACCACCGTCAGCAAGACCAGCACCACCGAAGCCACCAAATCCACCGCCGAAGCCACCGCCCCAGCCACCAAATAAAGCCAATAAAAGGATAACCCAAATAGCTGACCCATCAAAGCCAAAGCCATTTCCATATCCACCGCCAAATCCTCCAAACATCGGATAAGGCATAACTGGATAACCGTAACCATAACCGCCACGATTATCTACCACTGCTGCAACATCAGCAGGACTCATTGAACCACTTTCCATTGCCATAGTTCTTTTCCTTTCTATAAATGTGTAATACCGTTTCTCGTATTTCTACGGACATTAACACGCAATAAGTTTAAGTCTACTGCGGAAGTTGCAAACCCATTCTTTGGGCTAATTGATTGAGGTCAACCCCTTGAGTTTTAGCAGTATTTCTAACATACTGCTCTAACTCTTGGGGGGATTTGCCTTGCATTACTTCCATAACTCGTTGGAGTTGTGGGTTCTGTCTAGCCAACTGACTTAAAAAAGCCGTAGGATTTTGTGCCTTTTGTATGGCGTTTAACATTTGTAATGGGTTCATCTTACTTGACCTCTCATATTCATAATCTCTTGTACTTCGTCATTTGATATGTTTCCATTAAAGACGAGGGTAAAAAAACTTATCATATCAAGTAATCTCTCATCATTTTGAGGGTCTAAAATGTTGTTCCAAAGGGTCATTACTACACTACGCATGTTTCTTTCCCTTTGGTTTTACTTCTTCTTCCATTTCTATTTCATCAACATGAACTACTGGTTGTATTTGGTCTAATTTTCTATACAACCCTGCAATACCTTCCTTTATGTATTCAAAATCGGGTTCATAATTTTTAATTGTTTGTTGTGGGGTAACGGGTTCTTCAGGTATTTGAGCCTCTACATAGGTTTTAAAAATACCTTTACCTGTTAAAACATCAAACTGTTTATAATAAACTTCATTCTTTTCTTTGTTAAAGAAAAATGATGGCGTACCATTAACCAAATCAACAGGAGAAGCTGTTGCTTCCTCTCTATTTGATACAGGTGTTATTTTACTTGCACTTGCTTGTGTTTGTAAAATAGGCGGTTGTGTCGTGATTGTTTGCTGTTGTTGTGGTTGTGATTGTTGTTGTACTTGTGGGCTTTGTCCATAGTTTTGGTGCATAGCACTAACAAAAGGAGTTGTGTATTGTGGCATCATATTGCCTTGATAGTATGGATTTTGCCCCATATAACCGTATGTCATAAAAAAATCCCCTATAATGTTTACGAAAAAATTATAGGGTAGAAAGCAAGTATTTTATAAAACAAAACGGCTATATTTTGTCAACATTTTGACTATAATTTGATAAAAATTCTTCAATTAAAAATTTATTTTCATTAATGATTTTTTTAATTCTTTTATTAACTGTTTGTTTTGCTAAAAATCCTAGCCTTATAGCAATAGCATTATCACTAAGTTTACGAATAAAAGCATAAAAAAATATCCATCTTTCTATATTCTGTCCATCACCATTTGTTTCTTCACTAAAATACAATTTATTTATTAAATCTTTTTCAGTAAAATAGGGTTGACACTTTTTTAACTTATTTTTTAAATCCTTCAGTTCCATTAAATACACCTGAATATTGTAAAAATATGTCTAATCTTGTTCTGATTTCAACTAGCATTGTTTCAAGTTTAGCCATATTGCTTTCATTTTTCTCTACACTTGCTTTGATTTCTTGTATTTCTTTATTTATATTATCAATTTCTTTTTCTTGTGTTTCAATTTTAGCGTTAAGATTGTTTTTATACTCTCCTGTTTTGACAAAGAAAGTAACTAATCCTCCAATAAATACTAAAACTGCTATGTATTCATTAATACTGTCCATACTTAAATTATACAATAAAAAACCTTCTTGCCCGAAGAAGGTATCGTAGTTTTATTAATAAAAAAGAAAGGAAGAACTAAAATGAAAACAGTATATATATATTATATCTTAGAATAAATACCATTTTGATATTTTAAAACTTCTTTTTTGTGTTTCGCATTAGGTAACGAAATATGTACCCACGATTGATTGCCACTATATTCTTCTATTAATTGTCCCCATTCAATATCCATTTTACGAATTATTGTAACTAACTCCTTTGGAGTCATACCCTTTACTGTAAAATCACACGCCTCACCCAAACAATGTTGTGATGTTTTTGAAGCATTAGGCAAAAGAGCATTAAGTTGTGGTGAACGATACCCTGATGATACATTCATCGGTTTACCAATTTTATCTCTTATTGGTTGTAATACTAATACAATAAGTTTTAATAGATTATCGTAAATATTTTTTGTTGTTGGCATATTATTGACATTATAACTTGTCTTTAATAGTTCACTAATACTAAAGTTTAAATTCATCCTCTGCACCTCCGCATCGCATTATATATCCAATCTAAAACCTCTATATAAAAAGGCTTTTTACACCAACAAGGATAGACACCGCCACAGTTTTTACATACCTTCATTAGTTCCACCCTCTCTGTGTATATTGCCATCCTCTAACAGCAGCAGCCATTGTTTTAGCTTTCCATTTTGGAACATTATATAAAATCAAAATATCTCTGAATATATCAGAGCTGACTTGTACTCCGTGCTTTTCGATGAAGTCTTTGTTCTCACAGAGCCAATCGTGAACCATTGATGCAGGTAAAAAATCAGGGTCATACTGACTTCCAACAATTCTCCAAAAGAAACGGGGAATGTTTGCACCATTCCAATTGTATCCTTTGTTGATGAATATGCGATAGTTTTTTCCGTTATATTTTTCTGAAAGATATTCAATATCATTATGCAATACAAAAGGTTTTTTCTTGTTCTTCGGGTCTACACTAATCATTGGTTCTTTGTCAAAACTATTCATCTTATAACTCCTAAATGTTCAAAGGTTCGTAATATATCAACAATGTAACTTCTGAACTCTTTATATGCCGCAAATTGTTTTATATACTCCATTGCTTGTTGCCTTGTCAAAACTTCTTTTAAATCTCTGCTACCTCGTAATGAGTTCTTTTCTTTGCTTGCAAGTGCAAGGTTGCTTAATTCTGTTTTACCACCTTTTGAAACGGGTCTAAGGTGGTCTAAGCTGACATTTTGTTTTGTGAGTATATCGCCATATAACCCTCTTTTCACGTCGGGCAATAAACCTTGTAGCCAAGAAGTTTTAAGAGGGTGTTTATGTCCGAAATTTACTGCATCGCCTTTTTTATTGCTTCCCACGCTTCTTTTACTTTCGGGCATAGTTCCGATAATTTCTTTATCTCTGTAACTATGTTTTGAACGTGGGTAGTAATCTCCTTGCGGAGTTCGGATTGGCTGCATACTTCTTTGTATGCTGAAATAACCTTGTTCGCTAGTCCAATTTTTTGAAAAAATAACATTTGTAATTACTCCTATATTCATATTAAAAAGTCCATATTAAATATATGTAAATGCTTATGGGTGTAATGATATAATGCCACTCCATTATTCCCACTCACTTTCTACAATTTTACCTACGCCAAATGAGCCACTTCCCGCATTACCATAGAATACGTTATTAACCTTATCATACATACCTGCTGAACCGTCTTTAAAACAAGGTATAAGTTCTCTCACCAAAACACCATCGAGCCAAAAGTTAGCATAACCCATTGGGAAACTAGCCAACTCTTTTGCCCCGCCACCATAATAAGTTCCAAACAAAATAATTGGTAAATTGGTTTTTGTAAAAGATTCCCCCCTATTAAACAATAAAGACGTTCCCTCACTCCAAGACAAAACATCACCCCTTAACGAGATAACGCCAGTCTGTCCGTTTTGTATTCCGATTACTGTTCCACTACTAGAAATAAAGCCTGTATTAAAGTTGTCTTGCATCCTGTAAGATGAAACAAATGTATTTATTGCAGGAACAATCCTACCTTCTGCCGACCAAGTATCATAACACCCGAAATACGTACGAACCCCTGATTGTTGTTTTATTCCTAACTTTATTTCATATTCTAGGGTGTTATCCCAAGTATTAACACCCATATCAATATATTGAGTTCCTGTACTTTCAAGGTATTCTATTTCCCTTGCAGGGTAAGAAAAGACACCACTACCAGCGTTGTCATAGATAGTATGCGTAACTTTATCAAATAAAAATCCTGTACCGTTTTCATCTATTGCGGGCAAATAATCTCTTGCAATAGTATCGTTATCCCAAATCTGACAACTATAAACCTTTGCGACACCGTATCTTGTATCTAATTCTGTACCGCTTGAACCTGTATGGCAGTTAAATATAAGTAGTGATGTGGGGTTTGTAAAGGTTGCTGTAGTAAATGTATTTTTTAAAACGCCGTTTAATATTACTTTATTCTTGTCTAAGTCAATTACATATCTAGCACCAGGATTTGTTATGTTTTCTTCACGATATAAATCGCTTGCATAACCAAATTGAAACTTATCTACTAATGTCCCTGAACTCGCAGTAATTGGGTAAAAATATTTCCCCCTCGTTACAATCGAACCGTTATATGTTCTTGAACCAAATACCGCTTTGATTTCAGTAGTATTGGTTAATTGTATGTCAATTTTAAATCTTGTGTTTTGGTCGCCAACAAACTTAGTATCAATATATTGCGTACCCGTTGACTCAATATAATCTGTATAGTGAATTTCTCGACCGTAAGTAAATGAGCCTGTTCCTTTATTATAGAACAATCTGCCTGTTACTTTGTCGTAAAAACAAGGCGTATAATTCCAATCAAGGACGGGAATAAAATCTCTAACAACATATCCTTCATTCATAATTTTGCAAGAATATAATTTTGCACTTGTTAAATATTGTGCAGTACTATAATTCATTGCAAACAAATATAAATTAACACCTAAATTATAATATACTGTGCTATTACCTGTTAATATGGTAGTTCCATTAACCTTCATACTTTGAGAGTCAATAGATAAATCAGTTTCTATTACATACCTTTTATTTATTACGGGGATAACAGAAGATTGTCGAGCTGAACCATATCCATAATAGAAATAATAATCGCTAGAAGGCTTCCCTGCGTGGCAGCAATAAAATCTGTCATTTCCCACCCTTGCATCTAGCATAGAAGATGTGCTGGAAAGATTTGTATATTCAAAATTAAGAATAGAACTTGTTCCAGACTTTGCAAGTACTCCAGTGTCAATATATTGTGTACCATTGCTTTCTATATATTCAACTTCACAATAATATGGTCGTTTTTTTGTTAAGGACAATGCCAGTTTTTTTCTTAAAAGCTTTTTAGATACATTTGTTTCTTTATCTGTAACTAAGTTGCCATAAACAAAATTGCCTGTTCCAATATTTTCAAAAGCCATATTGCTTACTTGGTCGAACATAAACGGTACATTGTTTTCGTCTATTGCAGGAACATAATTTCTCACAATTTTTGTATCTTCCGTAAAAACGCACGAATATAATCTGTAAGCATATTTATATGTAGTATTACTGCTATGTCCTGCAAATAGCAGACAAGTAGGTAGTGTTGCCGTTATTGTATCAGTTATATCGCCCTCGTTGCCGTCAAAAGACCATTTACGATTATTGTATAAATTCAACGTTGCGGTGTGTCTTGCGGTCAAATCAAAAGGTAATGTAGTGTAATTATAATTATTGAAACACCAACCGAAGCAATCACCACTTCCAACATTGTTAAAATTAACCGCCCACCGTTGTCCACCATTTACTCTACAACCGAAAAAGTTAAAATCATTGCTGTTTCTGCCCAAATTCGAAAAATCTATTTTAAAACCACTATTGTTTTTTGGAATATAGCCAGTATCTATATATTGTGTTCCATTGCTTTCCAAATATTCAACTTGCTTTATTTCTCTACCATAAGTGAACTCACCAGTTCCAAGATTATAAAACAATTGACCGCTAATGTTATCATACATTGCAGGTTTATTATTATTATCCAAAACAGGAATAAAATCAGCAATTATTTTTGTACCTTTTGTTATTTGAGCCTTGTATATTTTACCCTGCATTTTTTGTGAAACGGTTTCGCTTCTCCATTTTGCTCCAAATAAGCAAACGGTATATTCACCTGCATTAGTAGACAAGGTATCAGTAATATTATTATAAGCAACACCGTCAACAATTCTTTTACGGTCATTTTTATAGTTCATATAGGCTTCGTGTCTTTGAGCTGTATAGTTGCTATCCAAAGTATGATAAATAGTATTCCAAGAAAGATTTACATAATTTCCAATATTATAAATCCACCTTGAATCACCAGTACCACATACACCAATTGCAATAACATCTCCGCTTGCAATTCTTTGAGCATTAATATAATATCCGCACGTGTCATCTATATATATACCAGTGTCAATGTACTGATTGCCGTCTGACTGCAAATATTCAACACGTTTTAAATAAGGTTTCATTTATACTCCTCTTACTGTTGCAACGTATTCAGCACCATTGTAATAACACATAATTGTATATCTTTTATTGACTACAGGTGTAAATACATTATTGTATATATCATCCCCTAGCCATTTTATTGAACTTGGATAATTTACAGTAGTTGGTGAAGCTCCACTTGAAAAATCAATTTCACAAAGAAATCCGTCTGTATTTGTTGTAGGCAAAACAATTGTCAATGCTGTTTGTTCGTTACCGTTATAAATTGTATTATCGGCAATAGTTATGTTGTCCGTTGCTAATAAGGTTACAATAGTTGCTTTTGTTTGATAATCACTTAAAGCAGATGATGTGATAAATCCAGTATCATTGCTGAAATCTGAAATATTTTCACCTTTATAAGCTACGTCCTTCCAGTCCGCAGAATTGATTGTTCCTTTATTAACTTGTGTACTTCCACCCGTAATTGAACCTGAATTTTGAACCCTGAACCAACCTGCATTTGCTTTCCACCCATAACCACCTATATAGACAGTTTTTGCGCCGTCAGGATTAAGGTAAAAGTCCGCCCAAGCAGCACCTGTGCCAGATGCCGCATCGCTCCAACTATGTGCGCCCAATCCAGCCATTCCACCATAAGCACCCATAAGGAAGGTAAGGTTTTTCGCACCTACCAACATTCTACCCTTCCAACCAGCCGTTGATGATGATTGTGTTGATAACGCAGTAAATATATTCGCTTGATTACCTGACACAGTTACGTCTGTTCCTACAATAAACTTAGCAGCTGATATTGTTTGGTAAGTATCTGTTGTTACCATATTGGTAATATTAGCCACTCCGCTTGTTACAACACTTGTAGAACTTACTTGAACATCTGTAACAGGGAAAGATAAAGTAACATTTCCATTACTATCAGGAATTTCATTATTTACACTTTGAACATATCCTGTTAAATCTATATCTGTACTGCCGATATGTTCCCAACCGTATGTATCAGGACTTGTAACTATTGCCCATATCCACTCGTCATATATATCTTGTAGGTCGGGTGTGTCTTTTGGTACAAGGTAGATTTTTCCTGTTTCACCTGTTACGGGTAACTCTGCCACAACTTCTGCAACCATACCTGCGCCTGTATCACCTTTATCACCTTTTAGGTTAGTAAAAGCAAAGTTAAAACTTCTTGCGCTTTCTGTACCCCCTGCCGTTACAACTACGCTAGGAATACCAACTGTATTACTTACGCTTGCCGTTGCCCCTGTAATAGTTGCGTTTGTACCGTCTGCTCCGTTAGTAACGGTGAAAGTATCGGTATCAGTATTAGTATAAGTTACAGTATAAGTATCAATAAGCCCACTTGTGCTTGTCTTTTCAATGCCTACAATACCGTTACCCGTTGCTCCTGTTTGCCCCGTTTCGCCCTGAATACCCTGTATGCCCTGCTCACCTTTAAGGTTTTTAAAATCAAAATTAAATGAACGAGCAAACTCTGTACCACTACTTGTAACAGTTACACTCGGAGTTCCAACCTGATTGTTTACTGTAGCCGTAGCACCTGTTATTGTAGCATTTTGTCCATTTGTAACGGTGAATGTTGAGGTATCACCATTTGTTAAAGTAACAGTATATGTATCAACCAAACCACTTGTTGAAGTTTTCTCGATACTTGCAATACTTGAACCATTAGTAACAGTAAATGTTGTTGAATTGCCATTATCAAAAGTTATTGTATAAGTATCAACTAAACCGCTTGTGCTTGTCTTAGAAACGCTTAAAATTCCATTACCGTTTGTTATTTCAAAAGTTGTCGTATTTCCAGTATCAAAAGTAACTGTGTATATGTCGATAAGTCCTGATGTAGACGTCTTTTCAATGCTTGCAATTCCATCACCTTTTGGAATACCAAAATCAAGGACTAAGTGATTACCAGTTCCGCTATTTGTTACTGTCGCATCACTACCAGCAGGAAGTGTCGTTGTTTGTCCGACTTCAACACTAACAGCACTTTCTACGTTTACAGTTAATATTGTTTCACCGCCTTGTTTTACATCAAAATTAAGAGTATAAGGCTCTGTTGCTATTGCGTTATTAGCAACAGTCGATATAACTTTGAACGGAATAAAACTTGTTATTGTCGCAATTTTATTTTCATTGTCAATTATATTTAATACTCCATTAAAGAATGGCGGCAAGTTTTTAGTTTCTTGTGCTGTTAAATTTACTTCAATACTTCCACTAGACAGGTCATCAAACTCTTTGATAACACCGCTCATGTTTAAAACGGCTTTACAAGTCGCTAAATCGAAGGTTTGATGAGGTATTAAGTTTATCGTTAAGAAATTAGCACCGTTCCAGTCGGTGTCATTTCCTCTAACAATCACAATAGCATTTTGTTCACAATTACAATTCATTTTCTGTTTCCTCTGTTACGGGTACATCTGAATAATATTCAATGTTTATAGCATTTACTTCTTCAATGGTATTAGCTCGTTCAATAGCTTGTACATACGCAGGGAATTGAACAGACCAAACAGAAGCTTGAACCAAGCCTAAGCCTTTTACAATAAACGCTATTTGTTCAGCATTAAGTTCAACTGTTTCATCTTCTTTAGTGTTCCATACAACGGTTTCTGTCGGCTCTAATTGCCCTGTAACATAAGCCAAAGCATAAGCAGTAAGCTTTGCAATATTGCCGTCAGTAGCTTCAATGTGTTTGCCCTCTTCAAACTCAAAAAGAGCCTCGCCACTTTCAAGAAATTCTTTTGCCCCATTATTGGCTTCATCATATTTTTTTTGTTTTACGGTCGGTAGAATTTCTTCTTCTGTCGCATAAGAACCATTATATAGTATATATTTTTTATTGGTTTCTTCTATGGAAGTATAGACCATAAAGCCAAGAGCTTGTTCAAGTTCTTCTCTTGTGTCTCTTGCTAAAATTATTAAGTCGTTATTTTTTGCTATAAACATTACTAAGCCTCACTTTCTGAACCAACAGCATAAATAAAATAAAAATAACTACCACTAGGAGTTCCGTTATACTGGATTGCTATTTTATCTCCTTTATTTACGGGGATAAAACTCTCTACCCACTGCCCAGACGAATATAGAACAGATTGTCCGTATCTTACATTATTGCCACGATATATATATAGTCCACCTGTTGAATTTGTAGTAATTGCAATACAAAAATATCCATTTGCAGGAGCTGTATAATTTGTTCCACTTGCACCTAAAGATAGGGCAGTATATTTTGTTTTGCTAGGCATACCTTGACCTGCAATCATTATGTGCGCTGTATTATCTACATTTGTTAAATCGGTGTCAGCTTTGCCGTTTAAATCCGTTGCAATTTCATCAATATCGACTTCAATATCTGTTTTTGTTCCCGTTGCTACAACTATGTAGTAATAAACTTTTGTCGTTTGAGGTTGAACGGTTGAAGTGTTTTGAATATTGTTTGAATAAATAGGATTACCAGTTGTACCTGTCCAAGAACGTGAAGCATAAAAATCAGTATAGTAACTCTCATAATCAGAACTTGAAGCGGATGCTGCGGTATATGGAACAGTAGAAAAAGAACCCCCACTTGCGGTTGTTTCGCCGATGAGGTAACCTGAAATCTCCATATTACCTCTGTTATGAGTATGAACAGGCAATCCAGCTTGAACCAATGCGCCCAACTCTGCAAGGGTGTTTGTGCCTTCTAAAATACCAGTGATTTTGGGAAGTCTGACGGTATTATTTACACTGTCATATACAAATTTACCGCAAGTGCCATAGGTTGTTACGCTTGCTTGCCAGTTTGCTTCGGTTTCAAATATATTTGAATAATTACCGCTATCGTATAGGTCAGCTATATAATCTATAAAAGCTTTATATGAACCATATTGAAGTAATGCACCATCAGTAAGATGTACACTTGCATCAGTTATAGGGATAGAAGAAATAATCATTTCTCCTATATAACGTGAAGAAAAATTTATATTATCTGTATAAATAAGTTTATTGTTACTGTCAACAGTAATTGTTTTTCCAATCGGAAGGTTATTTATAAAATCACAAATTGTTTCACAATAGTCAAGTTCTTTACCAGTACAATCAATTTGATAATTCAAATTATCCCCACCATAAATAGCAGGAACACCATCTTCATAACCACTTGTTTGCATACTTGATGACCAATTATTTTTTACACCACCAAAAGAACGTGGCATAAGATTTGTCGGTTTAGTTGGTTTATCCATTGTTATATTCTCCTATATATTCTTATTATATAGCACTAGCAGGTTCAATATCCAAGTTTCTTACACCAACTCCACAACCTAAAATGTTCTCAATACTTCCTCTTATACTCTCTACGCTTGGATAAATTATATTATCACCATAAAGGGTTATATCTAACATCATTGGTGCAACTTTTGTTATTACAACCTTATCAGCATTAAATACACCTTGAATAATTCTAATATTTTCATTTCGTGTCGCACCACTTGTATTATAAGCAATTTTAGCCCTTATCCTTTTTCGTAATAATGTATCTTGCAAACTACCTTTACTATCAGGTGTCATACCTTCAAAATAAAAAAGTTTTTCTACATTTAAGTGTTGTGCATTTACACAAAAGAAATTTAAAATATTATATGTATCTCTATCTGTACCAACAAGCCAAGCTAAATAATCAAGCCAAATTCCTTCAGCTTTTTCAACATCTTGCATATCAGATAAATAATAAACACTATTTTGTATTGTACTTAAACCAACAGTAAAAGCCTCACATATTTTCACATATTCAGGTATATTTCTGAATTGTGATATTGAATATTCAAGCATTTTTTTCTCTAATTGATAAGTTTCTAATGCCATTTTATCCCTCTGCTATTGTTATATCACTTGCTTGTACAACACCTTTTTCGTTATATGCCATTGATAGTGTTTGTACCCATGTACTATTATCATCAGATATTTCTAATGTAGTTACATAATCAACACCTTCAATAGCATTTATATATTGATAAAAATCATTAGCGATAACTCTTTCACCCATTGCATAATCAAAATTATCAACTATTGCATTTTTGATTGCATCCCTTACTTGAGCAAGTAAAAACCCTGATTTTAATATTACTTCAACATTAAAATACGTTCTTATTGTATCTGTTCTTGAAAATGATATAGTTACATCTTCATCTGATAAATCTTTAACAGTTACATCAATATCACCATATAAACCAACACCATCCATAAGATTATTAAATATAGTATTAGCTATAACTTCATCGCTTTCTGCTGAATTTAATACAATGTGCATACTATGAGCAGGAATACTATCAACTGTACTGTTTGTTCTATTTTGGGTTATAACAAGATTTCTTGTTGAATTATCACATAAAGGCAATAGTGCCGCATACATTCCACCTTGAGTATTACCACCCTTTACCGAATTTGTCATTAACCAACGGATTCTAAACTCACTATCATCTTCATAATCATCACCAACAGTAGTTGTATTACCTAAAACATAATAAATGCCAACAATGCCCTCTGGTGCATCTATAATACTTAATGTCGCAGCAGGGTCAAGTTCTATTGCACCTAATTCAATAGCAGTAAATGAACCAACGCCTTTACCATCAGCACCTAATGTTACTGCTGTATTGAGTTCAAAAATATCATCAGTAGCAGAATTTTTAAATCTTATAGAGCCTACATCACAAACTTGATTTGCTTGCCCTTCGATTGTTCTTGTAACAGTTGTAAAACTTGCATAATTTCTCGTTAAGCCTACCAAGGCATACAAGGCATCTTGAAATTCACCTTCAGCAGTATATGGGTTCATTTGTTTAGCAAGATACATCATTACATCTTCTAATGCCATACAAGTAAGACTTCCTGCTGTTGCGATATTGTCTACAACGCCCTCTTTTTTAATAACAAAATCTTGTCCATATACTTCTCTTAATTTATTAGTCCAAAATCCTAAATAATCTGTAAGTTCAGACTTGGTTATACCTGTACTGTTTATTATCATGCTACGTTCCTCATTGTATTCGGATTGATTTCCTCATTAATTGCTATTTCGGTGTTACCAACCTTAACGGTACAAGCCACCTTAAATATATTATCATTAGTTATATTAAAATTATATTTTAAAACAGTATCAACACCATCAACAGTATTTATTGCTCGTTTTATTTGTGCTGATAATATTTCAGGATATGCACGCATACCACCTAAATAATCAACACCAGCACTTTGGTCTAAAATCCAATCACCTACAAGGATATATAAACCAGTTATAATATGTTGTTTGATACGATTTATATCCCTTACTAATTGTAAATCGCCATCTTCTAAAAGTAAATGTCCATCTGTAATTTTAATATCGTGTGCCATAATTCAATTATAACCTATGTAGTAGGTAATCCACTTGTACTATTACCTGACGTTACTCCTAAATGTTTGTGAATTGATAATGGTATTGAATTACCTGTTATTTCACCTGTTGCCGTTATTGTTCCATTAACAACCACATTACCTGTTATCGTAACAGTAGGAGAAACTATATTTAATGTGCCGTCTGTATTAATAGATATTTTACAAGTGCCTGATTTTAAGCCTATTTCTATTTCAGCAGTAGTCAAATATTGATACGCTTCCTTATCAGGTATAAAACCAAGTTCAAAACAACGGTCATTTATATCATGTTGTCTATCGTCTGAATTATAGTCAAAATCTGATTGTAAATATGCTTCTGTACTACGGTCAAAAAACCTACAAACACCTCTATCACCTTCTTTAATACCTAAAAAGATATATGCCCTTTGTGTTTCTGGTCTAACAATAGGCACATTATAGATTACAAAATCAGGTTCTTCATCGTTAATATAAAGCAATACATCAACATAGTTACCATGAACACCTACAACTTTACAAGGGTTTTGAACATAGAGTTCATCTGTTATATTATTAAAAAATCTGTTTGCTAATTCTACTGTATCTTCCATAAAACACCTCTATACACAATATATTTCAGTATAACATTCAGTACCCGTATTATCACCAACATGATGAATTTTATAAATATATTTTTCCCCTTTAGCATCAGACATTTCAAAATCCATATAACAAGTTGAACCACATTGTAAAAAAGGTAAAAGCTGGGTTCTACACATAAAACCTTGTGATATTTTTTCTACTGTTATTGCCTTTACACCTTTGATTCCTTTTTTCTTACTAGCTTTTTGAATTGTTTTAACCCTTGACTTAAATTTATCATCTTGTCTTTCGGGAGTAGCTGTATTTTCAGGAGTTAATTTTATACCATAAGTTTTTATATCTGTTTTATTTTTATCATATAAATTTAATTGCATATCATTTGTATTCCAATTAAAGCCACATCTATTCCCTAATTGGTCTAAAACTTTAGACACTTCCCCACGACAGGTAAAACCGTTGCTAAGAGTTACAGATTTTATACGTTCATCTAAATTGGCATCAATATTTCCTTTAGGTAATCCTAAAAGTTGAATACAATCATTTATCACTAATTCTGCTGACACATTATCTTGATAAGACTTATATAATTGAGCAAAACCATAGTTCATAAGTGTTATCCTTGTTTCTAAATCATTCTGTCCACTTCTACCAGCATTAGCGTCTTGTGCCATAAAACCTTCATTACTTGTTAATACTGTTTGTTTCGCTACTTGTGTCGCTCTTATCGGATAACCAGTATAAAAAGGTACATAATCTGCGTCTTTTCCTCTTGCACAAGATAATCTAAAAGCATCTGCTTTTTCATATATTAAATTATAAGTTTTTGTCGATAAATTATAAATAATTATTGTGCTTGCAGTAGGCTTATTGTCATAAGATTTAACTATATCAAATTGTATATCCAAACCTTTTGTAGTATCACCATAAACATCTTCAATAACAATACCCTTGTCGCTATCCTTAAAACTTATTTCTAATTTAAGTCTAAAATCCATTACTGGATTGATATGTGTCATCTTAAAATTTCCTCGTCATTATAAACTAAAACATAGCTATTAGATATATTATCTAATGTCGGTTCAAAAGTTTTATTATTGTCTTGAATAAAATAAAGAGTATAAGGAAGTTTATTTGTTCTAATTTTTAAATTATTTACTAATGCCTTACCACTTACAATAGGATTATCATAATAATCTGATATTGACAAGAAAGCACATTTACAATATTCACTCCATCTTACATTAAAAATATAAGTTGTTTCATTAAGTTCGATAAAATATTTAGAATATGGACAGTCCTTATTAAAACCATCAAAATAAAATGCTTTTATTGCCATTATTTTTTCTCCTTTGGTATTTTGCTTTCAGGATAAAGCTTGTCTACTGATGCTTTTATCATTGTGTTATCACCATATACATAATCTTTTACAGAACAAACAAAAGCATTATGCAAATCAGCTCCAATCTTTTTAAAATCTGGATTAGTATTTATATTTGGCAATTTAGGCATACCACTACCGCCTAATCCCCCTACACTTGAACTATTAACATCACTTTCTAATTGTTTAGGCATAGGTTGAATAGTAACTTCTGTATTTGTCTGAATATCACTACGAGTAATTTTTTTAAATGATAATGTATAATCCATACCACTTTTCGTGCATTCATTACTTGGGTTAAAATTAGTTAAAATAAGACTATCAAAAACTTCATCACCTAAAACCAACTGTACTGTTTCTTTGCAATCTCTTGTATAGGTTAATATTGCCCTAAATTCTGTTTTAGAATATCTTTTACCTTCTTGTAAAGCACATTGAACATCAAATGTTTCAGGCATATTATGTACATATTCCTGTAAGGATTGACCACTTTGGACTCGCCTATCTGGAGTTTCTGATTGATATGTTTCATTATGAGAGATAGTTAAATCAAATTCAATAATATTTGCACTTTTTTGAGTATTTTTCTTTGTCAACATGTCTGCTAAATCTTTAGCACCCTTTAAAGTACGAGTAAAACCACTAATAAATTCACCAACATTTATTGAACCATTAGATAAAGCATCTTTCATTTGACTTAATCCACTATATCCCATTAAAGAGCCTTGTACACCCAAAGCTGGAGCAAAACCCATAAACAAATAATCTAATGCTTCTTTTGAAGATACTTTTCCATCCATTACTGCTTGTGCTACAGCAATACCACTAAATTTAGAACTAATTGTAGTAGCAATACCAGCAACTTTATCTCTATTATCATTCATATAAGTTGCTAAGTCTTTTATTTTCTGTGTAATGCTACTTTTTTGTCCATTAACTTCATTTTCTACAGCTTGTTCAATAATACTTTTTTGACTACCATTTTCTATAGCAGAAATAATAGCACCACTTTGTTCTGTTACAACTTCAGGGTCAGCTTGTACTTCTGCTTGTTTAAAGGCTTCATCTTTATCAAATGGTAAAATTAAAGCACCATAGGTTATTATATTTTTTGTATTTACTTCAGAAACCAAGTTTTGTGCCATTTTTATTTACCTCCTGAAAAACTAGGTGTTAAACTTGAAACAGGACTAGCCATTCTTGTCCAAAAATTTCTCTCTTTCTCAAGAATCACATCCATTAATTGTTCTGGTGTCATTGTGGTTGCATCTATTTGATATTGTGGAGCGTACATAATACTTTGTTGTACAGGTTGGTCTTTAGTTAATGTTATCTGATGAGGCATACCCATTGGCATAGCTGCACCGTATGGACTTAAAGACATCGGGTCTATACCCATATCTTTTGCACCCCGAACAGTAAGAGCAGAAAGTAAACCAGCACCAACAACACCAGCCGCTGTAGCACCACCTGCTGTACTTACCGCACTAGATGTTGCCCCAGCTTTAGGTAAATTCAACATTAATTGTCTTGCTCCTGCTCCACCTGCACCGATTATAGGGATTTTCTTTAATAAAGATAACAACCCCCTTAATGCTTTAAATCCCATAAGACCATCAATCGCAAGTAACACAGATAATATATAACCAAGACTTTTTATCCAACTTTGGTCTTTGCCTAAAATCGCCGTTTCTAAAGCACCATCCATTGGCGTGAAAAATGCAAGTATTTCTTGTATCAGAGCTAAAACAAGAAAAGCTCTAAATAACATTATTTGCGTTTTACTTAATTGCAAATTACCAGCAGCTAACCAAGTAACTGCTACCTTTAATGTTTCAACTAATTTTGTTAATGCACCACCTAATGCAATAGGTGCTAATAACCAAAATATTGTTCCTAAATTTTGAACTATATATCTTATCACTGGTGATAATATTTTCAACGCTTCAGTAAGCCCTCGAACAGCTCTATCTAGCCCTCTTATTAACTTAGCTATTCCTTTACCAAGTTCACCCTTCATGATTTCAAAAGTTAATTCTTCCCAACTTTCTTTTAATTGTCCTGTCGCAAAATCTATCGTTTGAGATATTTCTTTAAAACCACCAATATATTGTCTTTTAAATTCAGCAATAAATCTAGGCACAAATACAGCACTAGCTAACTGACCTGTTTTAACAAATTCGTTAAACTCTTTTGTAGTCATGTTCATTGCTTTAGCACCAATTTCAAAAGCACCTGGTACAGCGTTCCCCAACTGTCTACGCAATTCTTCCATTGACACAACACCTTTAGAAATCATTTGTTCTAAAGCTAATAAAGCACCTCTGGTTTGTTCAGAACTAGCACCAATAGCTCTTGTTGAGATAGTCATATCAGAAAACATAGTCTGAATTTCATTTTTATTAAATCCTGCCATATTTGCCGCCGCATAAAAGTTTTTATATCCATTCGCAACAACATTCAAACTATTACCAGTATCATGAGCTAATCTTTTTAAATATTCCCAATCTTGTGTTGATTTTGTCAACCCAACAATTGACCGTTCTAATAGTTGTATTTTTCTTCCTGTATTAAATATATTTTGAGCAGTTCTAACACTAAAATAAGCTCCAATAAATCTACCAAACCCTTTAGCTAACCAATTAGAGGCTTTTTTCCCACCTTCAACAGTATTGTTAAGTTCTTTATTAAACTTTTTAAGTTGGTTGGTAGCTGATTGACAATTAACAAGTATATCTATTGCTATTTTAGGTTCTGCCATTATATACCTCGTCTTTCTACTTTAGAATTTAAAGCACTAATCATACTACCTGTTTCAAATAAAGGTTTATCATAACCCTTAATCTTTTGCGTAATTTCAGAGTTATGTTCTTGGTCTTTATATGTATTATTTGAGGCAGTATCAAAACCACCGCTACTAGCCTTATCTCGTTGCAAAACAACTGTTCTTTTCCCCAAGAAATCTAAAGTTTTATATGTGGCTTTATCAGGGTCAGCCATAGAACCAAACTTTAATTGTTGCTCTAATTTCATTTCTAACGCTTTGGCTAACCTATCACAATTTTCAGGATATAAATTTTGACGAATAAAAGGTCTAGCAGGTGAACTAATGTCAGAACCTGCACTAAGCACCGCATTATCAGCATCTATAAATTTAACTGTATTTTTTGTTAATGGTTTAAGTCCTTGATTTTCAATGGCAACGGAGTCATATTTCAATATATTATGTGTTCCGTACTCATTCCACAATGCCTTCTTCTTGTTTTCCTCACTAGCATCATCTAACATACCAGCAGTAGCCTTGTATGATTTAAAATTACGGAAATATTCCTCTATATTCTTCATATAATTCAAAACTTTTTGATTATCGTTAGCCATAATTATATTTTAGCATTTAATTTATCATACTCCAATAACTCTTGATATTTTTGCTCTAAAAGAGCTTCGTAAGTCATTATAAGTATGTCTGTATCCATTTTATCTAAATCTTCAAATTTTACTGCCATTTGGCATTGATTGAAGAATATAACCATATTGACTATTATTTGTTTTGCGTCTTTGTAGTCTTTTGATTTTGTTTTTTGTTGGTTGCGTAAGTAATCAAAGATTGTTTCACATCCGTCAGGTGAAGTTCCACCAGTTCTTTTAAATAATCTGCTATATTTCCTGCTAATCCTTGTAAATTCTCGGTTAGCATACTGAACTCCCCCAAGTTTTTATAAGCCAATTGTAATGTTACAATATACAATTTTATAAAATCACCTGCAAAGTGTTCATTAACTTCATCCTCTGACATCAAATATCTTTCACCAACTTTTAACGGATTCTCTGTGTCATAAAGTATTTTTTCTACAAGCCATTTCCAATCTTCAGCGTCAAAAACGTCTTTTACGCATTGAAAATAAGAATACAAATTTTCACCTTGTACAAACTTATTCCCAACAACACAACCGATTACAGAACCTAATCCTAATACTTTAGGCATTAATCTTAAGCCAAGATACTGTAAATCAGCACCCGTTAATGCATTTCTTGCATAAGTATCTTTCCCATACTTTACAACAAATTCTTTAGCCATAAAAATACTCCTCTTTATATTCTACAAAACCATTATATCAAACAAGACAAAGGGCAAGAATAACAGTCTTGCCCATACCACACATATAGAATATATTAAGAGGTATTTGTCTATGAAGAAAATTCCTCACAAGTTAAGGTAAACTCTCTATCAGCATTACCATTACGAGAACCAGTATTTTGAATGTATGCTGAATTAGATACATAATATTCATCTGTGTTTTTGTTAGCATATTGAATGTTATGTGGATTACGAGATTTCGCCCATACATCCCATTGTGCTAATTGTGTACTTGTTGGAAGTATCGTAGTTCTGATTTGTAACAAGTTATCGTATTTAGCGTCAGTTACGCAATCACCTTTACGACCAGCTCTAGTTTCTGTCCAGTCCCCAGTAAAAGACACTTCGCAAATCGTATCACCAAAGTGAGTTACATTTACACCGTCAATTATAAGGGTTTCTAATTGTGCATCATATTTACTCATTTTTTATCTCCTTAAAATCCTAATGTATTTTTTTCAGCTTCAGTAGGGTCAATAAACAACTCAATTTCAACCTTACGACCTGTTAAAGCATCTCTGTAATAACCAACAACTTTATATGTTTGAGTGTTATAAAGTGTTTCATCAACTTCTCTTAATTCAGACGGATAAACTGTTCTAAGTTCATAACCAAGATTTTCAATGGTTTGGTCGCCTGAAGTAATAATGCTATCTTGCTTAATTAAACCGTTGGTTTGTCCTGCTTTTAATACACCTTTTAACATCGAAAGCAATACATCAGCAGATACATCTTCATAAGCTAATTTTTTCTTTAAGAAATCTATACAACGTGCTTTCATTAAGAAGTCAAGATAAAATCTAATGTAACGTCTTTTAGCGTCCTCTCCGTTAATCATATATCCACCCATAACAATAGGTGAAGCATATTGAGAAACAGAACCACCATTAATAGCATTTACATTAGAATAATAAGTTACATTCTGATTATCCAAATTTGTGTTTACCGTAGCGGTGTAATCTTCTGGAGTTACACTTGTTACTGTTGAATAAAGAGAACCAACTGCGCCTAAATTCGGATTAGCCATAATACCTACCAAACCTGCTGCCAAACTTTCATTTGCAGTTGTGTGATAAGTCAATAATGTATTAGCATTATTTAATGCTTTAAGTTGTATTGCAATATTACCCGATACAGCATTTGCGATATTACTACTTGAAGTTTGTGCTACAAATAGTCTATTGTTTGTCAATGCTTTTGCTGCTGCTGATTGAATATTAGCATCAACAGTTGTATTAATCAATAATTGCGACCAGTTAGCATTTACACCAATAAACTCATCAACTAAATCGCCCCAAGTTTCACCACTTGATTGAGTTGCAAGATAGAGAATAACTGCATTTACTCTACCTTTATTCGGGTTCATATTACCTTTTTGTGCCAATAATGTTGCTATGTCCATGTACTCTTGGCTATCAGATTTTAATGTAGCATTAAGTCCATCCATAGAATCAATAACTAACACTTTGTTTGTAGGGATTACCACACCGTCTTTTACACAAGTTTCACCGACAGTTAAATACCCTACATTTCTAAAAAAGATAGAAATATTAGTCGCTTGCGTAAGCGTAAATCCTACTTCTACCAATTTGTCTAAATTAATCATAAGTCGTACTCCTTATTATGTTTCTATCTCTATATTATCATTATTATCTATTGTTACTATGAAATTTATAGCATCTTGATTATCAACCTTAACATTTGCATTTACTGATTTACCATATTCTTTATCAGTAGTAATTGCCTCATTGTATCCAATAGTTAAATCAAATTCATACCGATACATATACCCACCGTCAACTACTTGATGTAATGGTCTAATTGGACTAATATTTTGGACACTAAACTTTTTATTTATCGGATAATCTTCAAATGCACCCTCAAGATTATCTATTTGTTCATAAGCAAATTCTTTAGCAACATCCATATCATCAGTATCGTATGTATCCTCTACCCATGCATTATAAACACCAACAGTAATAGTACAAGTTTTGTATCTTGTAGTGATACCCTCTCTTAATTCTTGATAATTATTACTACCACTATAACTAATAATTTTTGTATCACCAATGTGATGAGATGTTCTTTTATCCTTACTTTCTGCTATAACATTAAGCAAACAATAAGGATATTCAGGTACATTTTTACGTTCTCCAAGCCAATAAACCTTATTTGTAAAAGAACTATCTAAATTTTCTTCTACAAAATCGTGAATATATGGTTTTATTTCTAATAAATTAGTCATAATTTCATTATAATCTATGTTTTCTGATTATCTTTGTATACTATATAACACTTATGATGTCTTATTTCAGGCATATTAAATGATTCACCATGATAACCAACAATTTTTACTTCATAATATGCTTTATCTGTTTGTCCACGAAAAACAGTATCACCATCTCTTATATCAGGACATAAACCATACATCATATAAACTTTGCGAGTTTTATTACCAGCCAATAATTGCTCAAGTATTGCACCATCATTTTTATTAAGAGTATCAGGTGGTGATACAAAAACTTTAAAATCGCCAACATTAACTTTAATAGTTCTTTCAGCCCCATTATCTTTAACTTGTTGCGTAGTGCGAGTTACAGTTACAATTTCACTTGGAGTTAGTGGACAATTCAATAATTGTTCGATAATTGTTGTTATAGCCATATTTCCATACCTTGATTTTTAGACCAATCACCTAATGCTTGTTTTATTAAATCATCTATACCACTTAACTCTAATTGTCCATTAGATTTAAACTTAACATGCAAATCACCTATTTGATAATTTTCAACATTAGATAGAAAATCACCTGTTTCACTACCTGCTGAACCATTATCATTATAATATGTAGCTACTTGGCAACAAAGATTAATCAAAACCTCATCATCACTTGTTTTACCATTACACATAACTCTTGGAAATTTTAACGGTTGATTAGGTTCAACTTTTTCACCAGCATAATTATAACTATCAATTTTTCTTGTAGCCATCACAAGTAATTTCGCTTGGTCTTGCTCATCAAGAGTATTCCATTTACTATTTATAATTGCATTGTTATATAACTGTGCATCACATAAACAAGCATAAGTATTATATTCTATTCCATTAATATTAACAGTCTTATTCATAGTTATATTTTAACATAGCAGACTTATCTCTACCAACAAAATGTAATATTTTAGGTTCTGCTACTACTCTATCACCATAAGGTCTATTATAACAATAATTCCATTTTTCATTAACTAATTTAATTTTATTATGAAAGCTCCAATTTATTATTGTTTCATCAGCACTAAAAGGTTCTTGTTTTCCTAATGCACCACGCCAATTATCTAATATTTGTTGAAAATAATTTTCCTTATTCATTAAAGGTATATTGAACATAAGCATACCCGAATTTATATAGTACGGTATTCCTAACTCTTTTGCTTGATAATCGGAATAAAAATAACCTCTTGAAGCCATAATGTAATTATTCTCAAAATCTGCATTATATAATTCACTAATATCACCTAAACAAAGCGTATCACAATCAACATACAATGCTCTGTCAAGATTAGGGAATAATTTTGGTATTAAGAGCCTGAGAAAACAAGCCGTTGAAACATGTCTAAAACCACAAAGCTCTTGAGTGAAGTTTTTTAATAAGCCTTGTTTATCCTCTGTTATCTCGTGAAAAACAACATCTTTGTTATGCTTTAAAAAACTATCTTTACTGCGTTGCAATAAGTGGTTAAGATTATTGTCGTGTGCATAAACTATGTTCATTTTATAATTATATTATGACTAAAGACTCAATAATAATATTTGGTGGTAGTAACTTTATTCACGAAGTCGATTTAAAAAGAATTGACTTAAACCGTTTTGATATTCTTTGCATTAACAGACCTGTTCATAATATCCCCGTACACTATTTAATTTGTCATGATACGGACTTCCGCCAAGCACATAGCCAAAATGATGTACAAAAAATCCTCAAGCAAGGTCTGAATCCAGTCTTTCTCGCACCCAAAACAGAGTTTATCCACGAAACAACGGGATGGAAATGGAAGTTTGATATTATCAGTAATGAGGATAAATTATTAGGTTTTTGTCTTTACACTTGTTCTTCTGCTCTTAATTTTGCTTATCTGCGTGGCTATAAAAATGTTTATTTTATCGGTGTAGATTTAGAAGAAAATAATAAGCCCTTCTCACATTGGCATGGAGTTACAAACATACTACCTGTACCTGACACTTGTGCAAGACAAGCGAAAGAATATTTATATCGTTATAAAAAACTTTTAAATATGTATCAATGTAATCCATCAGTATCTAAAGATTGGGACATTCCGTACTGTCCAATCGACCTATTGTATAGTCATCAATAACATACAACCCATCTTGACTTGGTTGTGGCTCACTACAACCTGATTTTTTCCAACCTTGTTGTTGATATTTACCCCATTCGCTTGATTGTATTGTTCTCGTTATGCCGTTTCGTGTTACTTTCATAATTACACCTCCTTACTGAAAACGCCCTTTTTACAAAGGACGTAATCGTTTTTCTTTCTACATCTAGGTAGATGAACTATTTTCTTCTATTCTTTTTTGATTTAGGCATTTCATCTACGATTTCATCAACAGATTGTGCAACCTCTTTAATAGGTTCTTCGTCAACCACTTCTGCAATAGGTTCATCCTCTACCACAGGTTCTACTTTAACATCTTCAAGTTTCGGTAATGGTTCTACGATTACTTTTTCCCAACCTGATTGTTGATATATGCCAAAATCTTTACTATCTATCGTACGGAAAATCCCGTCTTTTTTTATCTGCATATTATTTCTCCTTATTAGTTATAAAAGGGCATACTATTACAGTATGCCCTAAATTCTATTCAAACTATGAATTAGATACGTGTGCGTATATGCCTTTTTTCTTATTAGCCAATACGAATACATCATAGTAGAAACGATAGTTAAATGTCCAACCATCATAGTTTTGGTTTACTTCTGGTGAGAAGATTTGAGCAACATTATTTTTAGCAATAGAAATTGCTGCTGCTCTATCCATCAAGATGAAGTTCAAGTTTTTAGCATCTGCATCACCTGAAGCACCTGTTGTAGCGTGTTTCTTATATCCACCAGCAGTTTCGCCAGAAGTTGTACCATCAAGAAGGTCAATACCATTATAGAAACGAGTTTGTGGAACTGTAATTAACGGAATATTATTAAAGTATTCAATTTTTTGTCCGTATTCAGTTACACCAGATGCCAAACTTCTTGTTAATTGTGCTTCTAAATAACCTTTAACAGTAGGTGTAATGAATAATACCATGTTTTCTTCATCAACTTCGTTTTCACCCAAAGTGGTTAATGCGGCTTCAATAGCTGCTTTTGTTGTAGAAGAAGTCAATGCACCTGTTGTTCCTTCAATACCAGTTGTTCCTGCGATTTTTGCAAATGTGTAAGCATCTTTTTCAGGAATAACTTTTTGTTTCATGAATTGACCTGCCATATTCAAGAAAACCATACCTAATGACTCTTGGTTATCCATTTTATCAAGGTTGAATTTACGACCTCTGTCGTTTTCAAATTCATGTGTTTCCCAATCAGAAGTGATTGAACCAACAGGGTAGCCATTGTTTCTTGAATAATCACCAAGACCGTCCATATCCAATTTGTTAATCTTGATAACTTTTGCGTCAGGAGTTGCCTGAACCATTGCTGCGTCTGCTTCTAAAATAGAAGATTTAGCATTTACTCTGTAAACTTCGTCAAGAAGCGGTAAATACTTAGTAACTAATTTAATGTCGTTTGCCATAATTTTTAACTCCTTTGTTTAATTATGATTTTATTGCTAATCCTAATGCTTTTCTTGCCATACTTTCACTAAAAGCACCATCATCATTTTGTTGATTTTGTTTAGGAACATGTGTGGTAATTCTAGCTTCTACGGCTTTTTGTACTTCAGCGTCAAACAATTCCTTAACCTCTACAATTTTAGCCAAAGTTGCTTCAGCGTCTTTGAAAACAAGTACAGAGTCTAAAAATACATCAGGTAAACCCTTATCCTTCATTAATTTACGAGTTTCATCTCTTTGCTCATTTAGAGCAATTTTATCCTCTAATGCTTGGAGCTTAGCTTTGCTTTCGTTTGCTTCTGTCTGTGCTTTTTCAAGTTCAGACATTTTTTCAAACCTTGCTTGTTTTTCTGCTTCCTCTTTAGCAAGTCTTGTCTGCTCTGCTGATTTTTTCTCCCATTTAGCGTTTGTATCAGTTTTACCTTTTACATAACCATTGGTTTCGCCCTCTTTGCGTGCCTTCTCTAACAAAGCGTCAAGTTCTTCTTTTGTGTAAGATTTAGGTTCAGTATCTTTATTGTCCTGACCATTTTCTAAATCTTGATTGTCGAGGTTTTGATTGTCAATGTTCTCTGCCATAAAAATTTTCTCCTTTTAACTGTTGGAATACATAAACTTGCTTTTTAACTGGTAGCAATACACCATATCCTTAATATAACACACGTTTAAAACTGCAATAAAAAAAGTAGCCTATTATAGACTACTTTTTACCCATTATCTCTCCCAAAAAATTATTTATCCAAAGAAACTTTTAAAACCACGTTTTTTATTATATGCTTTTCGTTTTTTATTTTCTTCTGTTAAATTTATTTTAATTTCATCTTCTGAAAAATCATTAGTCAATTCCATTGCCATAGGTACGTGGTCGCAATTCACATGAAACAAAGAGTATTCGCTTGCTTCAGCTAATGTCATTACTCCCTTATCATTATCTTCTAATGCCAACACTTTTCCCTCAAACGGAGAACAAAGTGGACAGGTCGGATGTAAATTCAAGTGAATTATCCTCACATACGGCACACCATATTTAACTGCTTGCATAAAATATGAGTTACGCATAATCTTAGTTATCTCATCTAATGATTTTTGCTTAATGTAGTTATTTATAGATATTCTACGACCTGCTCGGTCTTGGAACTCCGAAATTCCATTCCTTGCAAACTCACTTGCTAATTCTGCCGATATAACCTTTTTTGTATCAATAACATTTGATTTAATATCTTTAATAATATTATCTGTATTTACTTTAATACCGTCTAACACATACGCCAAAGTTACTTCGTTACTCTTTATAACACTATCAAGCATATCCTTAAACTTTTTATCGTTTATTGTTTTCTTAACTATCTTATCAACATTTAATCGCTTCAACTGTTGATTAGCAACATTTATACCCATATTCATTGAGTTTTTTAACTGAACTTTTAATCTATTCATTAAGTCCATTAAAAACGCAATTATCAACGCATCCCTGACTGTCTGAAAGTTGTCCATTTCTTTATCAGACGGATTTTTTAACATACGATAAAAGAGTTTATTTAACTTGTCAGTAAAATCTTCTGCTAACTGGGTATCTTCATCAACCCAATCTTCGTATTCTTCTCGTGTTTGTTGTTTAGTGTTATTAGCCATAATTCAATTATATCAACTCAAACTCAATATCATACACATCTTTATCAATAGCAAGGTCGGTGTTTGTGCCGTTGATGACCCTTATTGACTTAACCTTACCATAAAGAATTTTGTCTTTTTCAGTAGGTTTAGGATAACCACATTTTAAACAACACATGGTATTTTTAATGTTTTCAACATCTTTATTATTAAAAACAAGATAAGCATAATAACAGCTTTCTTCCATACCCATTTCGTTACCCAATCGACTTTCCCAATACGGCTTAACTTCCCGATATTCGTGCGTTTTCTCCCCACTCTTTATTTTGTCAAACCATTGTTTTTTGAGATTGAATGTTAGCATTATCACACCTCACTTTTCTTAAACTTAAACTCTGTAATATACTTCTTATACAACTCACAAACTATATCAATAGGCAACTCACTATTTGTCGGATATTCACTCTCATACTCCTTTGAGTATCGCCAAATGGCTGTAGTAGCATTAGGCACTTTAATATACCGTCCTTTCAAACCAAGTAAATCTATTAAACACTTATATTTAGTTTTAGTTTCTTCTTTTAAATTCAAATCTTTATCTTGAAACAAAGTTTTAGCATAAACATAAGTCCAATCAATATTCTTTACTATCCATTCTTTAATTTTCTTACCTGTTGGTAATTGTTTATAACCAAAATCAACAATACAACTTATCATCTGCATAAGTTCCAAAAGTTGCTTATGTTTGTACTGTTTCGGCACTCTAATCGCTGCTTCGTATGGATTTTCGTGTAGTACCAAGAGCATCATAGTTCACACCTCACTTTCATTCACATTCTAATATACTAATAATTATTTGTCAAGTTCGTCTTTAAGATAACTGAATATATGGGCGATAACATCGACTGTCC